TTCCAGGTCCCCGATCTCCCCCGCGACCGCCCCACGGTGCCGGAGGTCGGGCCGCTCATCGCCGCGTACTACGAGAAGCCGGGCAACCTCGCGGGCGGCAACTGTCACATCGTGCTCGACGACACCAACCTGGACGACGACAGCCTGCGGTTCTGTCTGGAGAACTGCGAGAAGCGCGGCGACGAGGACGGGGCGACGATCATGCGGAAGATGCTCCTGATGACGATGACCCAGAGGCGGAAGGTGGTGGGGTGGAGATGATCCGAATCTTCATAGCAGCTGAGCCAATTCGGGCCGGCGAATACGTTGTCCCCGGAGACCTCGCTGAGACCGTCCGTGTTCGACAACGCGGCGAAGCCTGCATCGTCGGCATCGCTGCCACGGAAGCGTTGGCGCGTGGCGACGTCGTGGATGTGATGGTGTCGACCTTCCCACAGGCTGAGGCAATGCCTGCGGACATCAACACCGTGCTTCTCATCGGCCAACGGAAGACGCGCTTCAACGGCGTCTATCGGCGCGTGACGGCGCTCGACATCGCGCCACTGCCGCACGTGTCGCCGCACTTCGTCTTCGAGGCGTGGTTCTCGGCGGAGGAGAGGAGCACGCGATGACGCATCCGCGATGGCTGGACAAGCACGAGCGTCAGGAACGAACAGCCCCGGCTCACCTGCGCGTCGGTCTTACCCGCGTCGGCATTCTCCAGGTCACGCCTCTGGACACAGGAGGCGTAGCGCTCGTCGCTGGCTACCCGTCGTGGTTCAACGATCTGTGGAACGAGATCGGCGGAGTTGCGTGGACGCTGAGCCCGCATGGGATCGCTGACCTTGCAGCAATGATCACCGCACGGCTTCAGTACACGTTCGGGCCGATGGTTCACTGCGAGCCGGCGGAGACGGAGATGCCCACCGCATGAGATCTCGTGCCATGCACCAGATCCTCTCCGCGCAACCCGTCGACACAGTGGTCACGTTCCGCGTGGTCGACGACTTCATCGGCACCGCCACGCTCGACATCATCGAGACGTGGGCGAGTGGCGCGCGCGTCCGGTCGTCGCTGCCGATCTGGGCGGACACCACGAGCGCGGAGATTGCGCGGAGGCTGGTGGGGATGGTTGGGGAAAGGACGGGGCGATGATTGCCACAGGAGATATTCTCATCGGTGCGCTTTGCGTCGGCGTTGTCGTTGGTGCTCTGGTTGTGGCGATCCAACTCGTTCTCGCCGTGCGCGCTACCAAGCGAACGCCGGCGAAAGTCACCACCGACCCGGTGGCGATCATGCTCGACGCGAGTCGGCGATGGCTTGACGAGAGCGCCACATGGAACGCGTTCCACGAGCGCGGCGCATGCGATCTTGCGAAGGGACACCCGACGCGAGATGGCTACCTGTGGTGCCAATTGCCGAGACATGGCGACGACACGCCGCACCGGTGGAGCGATGACCGCGTGCGGGTGAAAGACATCCCACGGCCCGTTGCGCAACCTTTCTGGCTGCCGAGCCTTCCACCCTAACCCCAAAGCGAAACGGCCAGCCCCGCCAAGGGCCAGCCGTTCGGATCGCGCGCCCCGCCAGAGGCTCGACACCAACACTCCTACCGGAGCGAGCCATGACAAGCAATTCTCCCGGACCGAAAACCGCGCCATTCACGCAGCGACACCGCGACGACCTGACACGATTCTTCGCCGACGATGGACCCGCGATCGGCTTGGCCGGATGCGGTTTCGAGCTCGGCGCGCCGGCCACCGAACCGGTGTGGGAGCGGACGACAACGGCGATGCTTCGGCGCGTCGGATACCTCGGCTTCGGCGAAAGCGAGATCGCCAAGCTCGGGCGCACCCACGCCGTGCTGGTCACCCTGCCGGCGGACACGGTAGCCGTCCTCCGCGCCCGGTACCGCCCCGGACGGTGGCACGAGGGCATGTTGGCCGGCGACGACAACGCGGCGCCGCTCACCCGGATCGAGCATGCGACGGAAGCGCTCTACGGCGTCGTGCGGCTCCTCTGCCCGGACCTCGGTCACGCGCTGGCGGCGCTCGAGCACGCGGAGGGGGCACGGCGGGCCGCCATGGCGAACCCGGAGGCCGAGGCAGCGGAAGGGCGCTACGCGGTCGCCATTGCCCGGCGGGCGGGTCTGGAGGCGCAAGCCGAGGCGGTCGTGGCGCGGCTCGCTCTCGCTCTCGTGCCGTACCGGCGCCGGGACGAGGAGAACGAGTACCAGGCGGCACGGGCCGAGCTCGGGCGCGTCCACGCCCTCCCCTGGCCCCAACGCGAGCCGATCCCCGAGACGCCCGGGCGACCCATCGACCGAGCGACCAACGCCCGCACCAAGGCCGCCGTGGACGAAGCGCGGGGCGTCTGGAAGGCGGCGGTGAAAGAGGCGCTCTCGCGGGCCGGGGTGGCGGTGAGGAACGCGGAGGCGGTGTTCGCCGGGGCGTGCCCGCGGGGAACGAAGCGCCAGCGGATCGAGGCCGAGCTGTGGGGAGAGCCGGCACCCGCGCCGGTCCCGAAGGTCAAGGTGAAGGCGGAGAGGGCCGAGGTCGTGTCGATGTCGCAGCGGGTGGCGGACCTGATTTGGATGCACGGGCAGGCGGTGGGGACGTGAGGCGCGGTGATCGGGTCATCCCGAAGAAGAAGGCCACGGAGATCCTGCGCCTGTTCGAAGAGAGCGGCACAGCACCGCCGGTGCCTGGCGTGTACTTCATCCAGACAGCGGGCCCGGACGGACCCGTCAAGATCGGGGTCGCCACCGACATCAGGACGCGACTCGCAGCGCTGCAAACCGCCCACCCATGGGAGTTGAAGGTCCTGGGCTACGAGCACATCGACGATGAATCTTCGCGCTACGCAAGGGAGCAATTCCTCCACCAGAGATTCGCAGCGGACCGGATGAGCGGCGAGTGGTTCCGCGCGAGCCAGGCGCTCCTTAGGCTGGCGATGGCGCATCAGCTGGAGCCGGCTACGCGAGCGGACATCGAAGCCGGTCAAACGATGGCAGAGGCGGCGTTCGTCGCGACGCTCGACGAAGACATCAGCGAGGACGACCTGATTCACGCCATCGACAGGCGGCGACGCGAAGAGGCCGCGCGGGCTGCGTTCGACCCAGCGATCCCGCTGCCGATCGGAAAGGGGGCGCGCCGATGAAGGGCCACGCGCACCTCACGCTCGACCAGGCCGCGGACTTCCTCGGGATGACGGGTCGATTCCGGGCGATCAAGCTCCGCCGAATCATCCTCCGCCGCGAGGCCGAGACGAAGAAGCGGATCCTGATTCGGTTTGGGGAGAAGCGGACCAACTGGCGGATCACTGTCGCGAGCATTGAACGGCACCTCCCGGAGATGGTGTCGAAGCAAGACGACATGGCGACGCAGATCGCCGAGGCCGTCACGGAGTTCACGCGGAAGATCGATGATCTGTACCAGCGCGACGCCGCTCTCGCGCGGCGCATCCGGAAGCTCGAAACGGCGGCGGCGTTGCGGGGGACGGCGCCGTGACTACGCCCTGACGATGAGCCGCGCCGCGTACCACGCGCCCGGTGACGCCATCCTCTGCCACGCGCCGGCCGACGGGGACCACTTGAACCCGCGGCCGCGCAGCATCGCGCGCGTTGTGTCGTCGGGCTTGGCGACGAACACGATCCGGACGCGGTTCTCTTCCTCGACGACACGCGCAATCGGCGTCTCCACCGGCGCCGGCGTCTCTCGCGTCGCACTGGCGACGCCCCACCGCGCCCGGGCGGCCCTGGTGGCCGTCTCCCGCCGCTCGGCCTTCGTGGTCGCCTTGGCGCGCGCTCGCCCCCCGGCGGCCCCGTGTGGCTCGGTGGAGGTGCCACGCGCGGCGTCGACCGTGGTCCGAAGCCGAGGGTCCGCCGCGATCCACCGGCAGAGGGTCCGGTGATGCACACCAAGACGCTCCGCCGCCCGGCTCACGTTCCCGTCCGACCGGGTGAGCGCGAGAACAATTTCGGCGACCGCTTCTGGCAGCCCGGCTCGGTACCTCAGCGACAGCGAATTCGTAGGGGGAGGCATGGGCGCGGACGCCTCGCACGACCCGTGCCACGCGCCGAGTCGACTGACACCACGTGACACCGAGTGACAGCGCCAGCCCAAAGGGGAAGAGGGTCTCGCGCGCTCCCCGGTCACGCCGGAAGGAGCCGCGTCACCCTCCGAGCGCCGCCCATGCCTCCCCTCCACCCGGGAGCACGGACGGCGCGCACACCCCGACGCCCCATGCACCCCGTGTCACACGCGACGTTCACCAGCCTGGCCGAAGCCACGCCGACGCCTCCCCACCCGGAGCGCACGGCGCTGAGCATCCCCGTCTTCGGACTCGGGTGGGACGCGGAGAGCTGCGAGGTCCAGTGGCTCACGGCGACAGACCTCCGGCAGCGGATCACGGGCGAGACGGAGCCGCAGGCGTGAGCTGGAACCCGCACGACGCGCGGATCGTCGAGGCCATCGACGCCCGGCGAGCGGCGGAACGGAAGCGGAAGGCGCGGGACGAGAAGAGGCGACGGCGGGCGCTGAGACTGGCGACGCCGAGGGTGCTGCATTGACCGAGGCGGTTCAGACCACGACGACGGGCGAGGAGCGGTAGGCGGATGGCGGGTGGTCGACCGACGAAGCTCACGCCGGAACTGGCGGCGCGCGTCGTGAAACTCATCGAATCCGGCTGGTGGCTCGAACACGCGGCGGACGAGGTGGGGATCGTCTATCGCACGCTGTACGCGTGGATTCGAGACGGCGAGAGCCAGGAAGCGACGCCGGAGCTCGCCGAGTTTTCTCAGGCTTGCACCCGCGCACGGACAAGAGCCGAGCGAGCCAAGTTGAAGAGCGCCGAAGACGCGCGCTCCAACGGCGAGGACTGGAAACTCGAGACGTGGCAACTCGAGCGCATGAACCCGAAGCGATACAAGCCCGCCGACAAGCACGAAGTGACCGGCGCCGATGGCGGCGCGATGAAGATCGCCAAGATCGTGATGTTGCCCCCCGAGGACGCGAAGCATGACGCAACCGGAGGGGGAGATCCTGTGGCGCCCGAATCCGGGGCCGCAGACGAAGTTCCTTTCGTCGTCCGCCGCTGAGGTCCTTTTCGGAGGAGCAGCCGGAGGTGGCAAGAGCGCTGGGTCAATCGCGCTCCCTCTCCGCTGGACCGACAACGGCAACTTCCGCGCGCTGTTCCTCCGCCGCGAAGCCAAGTACCTCAGCGACGCGATCGACAAGTCGACCGCGATCTATCCGCAACTCGGCGCGAAGCTCGTTCAGTCGCCCAAGATCATCTGGACCTTCCCATCGGGAGCGAAGGTCTGGCTGAACCACTGCGAGCACGAGAGCGACGTCGCGAACTACGACTCTCTCGAGTTCCACCTCGTCATCTTCGAGGAGCTCACCCACTTCACCGAGAAGCAGTACCGCGGGATCAGGGCACGCGTCCGCGGCACAGACCCGACGCTACCACGCTACTCGCGAGCTACGTCGAACCCGGGCGGCGACGGGCACGAATGGGTGTTCAAGCGCTTCGCTCCGTGGCTCGACCCGAAGGCGCCACGGCGCGCGCAGGGCGGCGAGATTCGGTGGTTTCGCGGTGACGACCAGGTGCCCGAGGGGACTCCCGACGCTCTCTCTCGCACGTTCATCCCGGCGAAGCTCACCGACAACCCGTACGTCACCGCCGACTACCGGGCACAACTCCTCGACCTCGATCCGGTCCGCCGCGCCCAACTCCTTGACGGCGACTGGCTCGTCCAGCCCGGCAAGGGGCTCTACTTCAAGCGCGATTGGTTTCGTGCGTGGGACGGTCAGTCACCCATCGTCGCGAAGGCCCGCGGATGGGACCTCGGCGCGACGCTCGACGGCGATTGGACGGTCGGCGCTCTCCTCGGGCGCACCGCCGCGGGTCAGTACGTGATCCTCGACGTGGTGCGCTTCCGCGGCACCCCGAACGACGTCGACTCGATGATCGTGGCGACCGCGGACCAGGACGGCCCGGACGTGCTCCAGCGACTCCCGCAGGACCCAGGCCAAGCCGGGGTCGCGCAGGTCGTTCACTACTCCAGGCTCCTCGCCGGGAAGCGCTTTCGATTCGTTCGCCCCACCGGCGACAAGGTGACGCGCGCTGGCCCGGTGTCGTCGCAAGCCGAGGCGGGCAACCTGCTCGTGGCGCCCGGTAGCGAGTGGCTCCCCGCGCTCCTGTCCGAGCTCGAAGCCTTTCCCGAAGGATCGCACGACGATCAGGTGGACGCGATTGCGGACGCCTTCAACTCGCTCGTCCGGTGGATGCCAGCGTCGGCCGGAAAGAAGCTCGGCGGATTCACCATCGCCACCGTCGACCAAATCCGCACCGGCTGACCCACCCCACCACCCATGCCCTGGTACTCACGATTCACAGGGTGGGCGGTGTCGCTGTTCGCGCGGCGTGCCTCCTCACCCGAGCTCGGCGCACCCGTGCTGCCGCCGGCGAACCCAGGCGCGCAGTACGCGCAGGCCGAACGCGCGCCGCTCGCCCCCGGGCCGCTGACCGACAAGTATCCGATCATCATCGGCGCGGGCTCGACCCTCGCCTATCTCTCGTCGGTCAACCGGCTGTGCATCACTGGCTACCGCCGCGAGTTCGTCGATTTCCTCCGGGAGCTGCTCGAGCGTGACGGCGCCACCAAGGCGCTGCTCGCGTCCAGGTTCGCGACCGTCGCCGGCGGACGCCTCGAGATCACCCCGGCCGACCTCCCCGAAGGTCACCCCGAGACGCAGGCCGCCGAGGAGATCGCGGACGAGTGCCGCATCGCGGTCGACGGGATCCCGGACCGCACCCAGGCGATCTTCAATCTGCTCTGGGCCGCCTTCTGGGGTGTCGCCGCCGCCGAGATTGGGTGGAAGCGCCGCCCCGATGGGTTCATCGCGCCGGACCGCCTCTACACCATCGCGAACCGCCGGATCGCGTACCCAAGTTACGACACCTGGGACGCCCACATCTGGGACCAGGGCAACGTCACCGGCGCGGGCACAGGATTCCAGCAGCCGACCAACTCGCCGATCTTCGGGCTGAACCTCTCGAAGGTCGCGAACAAATTCATCGTCCACACGCCCTCCTACTCGGGTGACTACCCGACGCGCGAGGGCATGGGCCGCGAGCTGGGCCCGCTGATGATCTTCAAGATCCTTGGCATGAGGTGCGGCGCGCAGTTCGTCGAGCGCTTCACCAAGATCGTGTTCTTCGCGTCGATGCGTACGCAAGACGCCACCCAGGGCAACCCTGGCGGCAACCCGCGTGCAGCGAACGAGGACGACTACGAGGTCGTGAGCGCCGCCATGTTCCAATTGGGGCTCGGCGGCCTCGCGTCGATGGTCGTTCCCGACTGCGCCACCGTCCACATGGAAGGCCCAGGGACCAAGGGCGACGCGGGCACCAAGATCATCCGTGATTGGGTGGAGCTCGTCGACGCGCAGATCCAAATCATCATCCGCGGCTCGTCCCTCACAACGACCCCGGGCAAGTTCGGCAGCAAGGGATCGGGCGATACCGGGCAGCTCGCCGAGGCACAGAACGAGCGTTTCGACGCGATCACGATCGCCGAGACGCTCCGTCGCGACCTCGTGGGCGCCATCGTTCGGGTCAACAGGCCGACCCAGGTGCACCTGATTCCCAAGGTCACCGTCCACCTTGACGACCCGACCCCGGCAGCGATCGTCAAGCTCTACGCCGAGGCCGCCGCGACGGGCGCTGAGGTCGACGCCGACGCGATGACCGAAGAGGCCGGGCTCCGCACCATCCCGAACACCACGGGCAAGCCGCGCCGGCTCGCCCCCATCAAGCCGATCGAGTTGTCCGCCGAAGTCCTCGGTGGAGAGACCGCCGCGCTCGCCGAACGCCAGGCCGCAGAAGCCGCGAAGGCCGAGGCGGCAGCAACGCAAGCCAAGGCCGACGCCGCGGCGCAGGCGGCCCAAGAGCGCCCCGACGCGCAAGGCCCAGCCAACGACACCCGCGCGCCCGGCAAGGGCCGCGGCGACACCCAGGAACCGCGCCCCATCGCGGCGGAGTGAACAGACATGGCATCGATCACGCAGCCCAGCGCCGGCGAAATCTCCAAGGCGACGACGTACCCCCCGGCCGCAGTCGCTCTCGTCACCCGCCTCGCGACCGAGACGCAGGCCGCGGTCTCCGGCGCCGGCAGTGACGGCACCGCGCCCGTCCACCTCGTCGACTTCGCCACCGCGGCGAGCGTGACGGGCACCTACTCGTCCACGACGCTGGTGTTCACCGTCACCGCGACGGGGGCAGTCTCGATCGACGGCAGCAACGCCGTGATCGGCAAGCGGTACCTGTTCAAGGACCAGGGCGACTCGACCGGGGGCATCTACACATGCACCGGCGCCGGCGCGTCCTCGACGCACCCGACTTTCGCGCGCGCTGCCGATTGGGCCGTCTCGGCCGACGTTCAGGGCGGCATGCTGATTTCGGTCGTGGGCGGTTCGGCGAATGCCGGGCTGACCTACCAGGTCACCAACTCCACCGCGTTCACGCTCGACACCACGACCCCGACGTTCTCGGCGCCCACCACCGCGACGGCGGCGAGCACCACCCCGGCCAACCCGGGCACCGGCGCGGTCGGCAACGGCACGACCTTCGCGCGCAACAACCACGTGCACCCACCGGAGTCGAAGTCGTGGCGCATCGACGATGCGGCTGCGTCCACCGCGACCACGGAGCGGCTCACGTTCTCGCTTCAGGCGGCGTCGACGATCTCGGCGATAAAGTTCTACCCGGAGGCGACGGTCACCGCGAACGACACCGACTACGCCACGATCACGTTCGGCAACAGTGACGGAGCGGGCGGCGCGAGGTCCACGATCGTCAGCGCCACCACCAAGATCACCGGCGGTGTCGCGTTCCCTGCGTACACGAACACCTCGCTGGGATCGCTCGCGAACGCGATCATCCCCGCGCACGGCGGCATCGCGATCACGATCACGAAGACCGGCGCCGGCCAGCAACTCAAGGGCATCTTCGTCATCGAGTTCTCGTGAGCGCTGTGACGGTCCACACCATGGATCTCGGCGCGAGCGACGTGCACACGTCAGGCGGAGCGAAGCTCATGGACATCACCTCCGAGAAGCGAAAGTCGCTCCCGGCGTCCAAGTTCGCCGACCCGGCCGATCGCAAATACCCGATCGACACCGCGGCGCGGACTCGCAACGCCGCGGCTCGCCTCGAGCAGAACAAGGCGTCGATGTCGCCCGAGAAGTACGCGCAAGTTCGCGCGCGGATCGCTCGGGCCGCAAAGCGGTTCGGTGTGCACAGCGAGTACAACAAGAAGGCGACGCGCAAGCTCCGCGTCCACGCCGACCTCGGCGAGGGCGGGTCGCTCCACGTTCGTCACATGAAGGACGGTTCCGCCGTCTGTTGTGGGCTTGGGTACGTCCCGCTGGACAAGGACGCGGCGCTTGCCGACACGCCCAACAGGCGCGTGTGGATCCAATTGGCCAAGCCCGGTCACTACCGAGGGCACCGTGCCGGCGCGTTCACGCTCGACACGAAGACTTTCGACGAGATCATCCGCAACTTCAAAGCGAGCGGCCAGGGCCGCGTGCAATTCGATTTCGAGCACGCGAGCGAGATGCACCCCGCGAGCGGCGACATCGCGACGACCGGCGCCCCGGCGCAGGGTTGGATCTACGACCTCGCCAGGCGCCCGGACGGGAACCTGTGGGCACTCACAGAGTGGCTCGAGCCGGCCCGTACGTACATCCGCGAGGACAAGTACGGATCGGTCAGCCCGGCGATCTCCTTCAACGTGAAGGACCAGGTTTCGGGTGAGAACGTCGGCGCGCGACTCTCGTCCGCGGCCCTGACCAATGATCCGTTTCTAACGGGAATGCAGCGCATCGCAGCCAGCGCGAAGGCCGCCGGCGAGGGCGCCCCCGAGTCGGACGTCGCTCTCGTGGAGAACCTCGAGAACGGCATGGTGTGGCTGTGCAGCGCGACGGACACAATCGTGATGCGTGGCGCCGTTTGCTACTCCGCCGCCGAATCGATGCCAGCCATCCACGCGGCGCTCGGCACGCACGCGCTCACCCCGCACGCTGACCTGATGTCCCGTCTCGACGGACTTCGCGACAAGCTCGAACGCGCAGGCGGTGACCACACCAAGATCGTCGATGGCGTCACGCTGTCCGATCACCTGCTGCCCCTCCGCAGCCTCGCGAACATGCACGCGAGCGCCTCGTGGCCCGAGATCATCGACGTGATCGAGGAGCTGATCGACGCGGCGATGGACCAGCACATCGAAGAGATGCACGGCGGCGAATCCGACGCCGACGAAAACGAACCCGACGCGGATGACGCGTCCATGTCGGCTGCGGCCGGCGCCGCAACCATCCCCGAACCCCAGGACACGACCACCATGGCCGACAGCAACGAAGTGACCGCCCTCAGCGCCAAGTGCGCGACCCTCGAGACCGAGAAGAAGAGCATCGCCGGCGAGCTCCACGCCGCGAAAGCCGAGACGGTCACGCTCTCCGCCAAGGTCGACGAGAGCGCGAAGAAGATCGCCGAACTGGAGAAGGAGAACGCGGTCCTCCTCTCGGCGAAGAAGGCGCGCGACGAGGCCGACATCGAGCGCGATGTCGACGACGCGATCGCTCGCGCCGGCGACAAGCACGACTGGTTCTCCAAGGACAACCGCGAGGCGCTCACGATGAGCCGCAAGAACTCGCCCGAGGCGTTCGCGAAGAGCGTCGCCAAGCTCCCCAAGACGTCGCAGGCGCACCTGTTCTCGCGCACCCCCGGCGAGCCCAAGGCCGCACAGGGATCGTCCCTCGCGGGCGGCACGGCCGTCGCGATGACCGCCACCCAGCTCGCCACCAAGATGTCGCGCGATCCGCAGTACGCGAATCGCGACTTCGAGGATCTCGTCGACATCGCCGCGCGCCAGCTCTCCGAGAACCCGCTCGGCATCGCCCTCTGATTCTCTGAACCCAACTCACCCGGGCTGACGGCGCCGACCAGGCGCGCGGCTCACCGTCACAAATCATCCGGCGTCAGTACGCCGAGGAGCGCACTCCTATGCCTGCAAATCCCCGCATCTCCGGTCAGCAGGGTTCCGGCGCCGTCGTCGAATCCTTCCACAACTACAGCACCGCGCTCGCCGAGGGCGTTCTCGTCAAGGTCGACGCGAACCTCCCCGCGGCGGCCAAGCTCGGTGGCTGCGTCGCCACCGCGGCGACCACGGACAAGAACGTCCTCGGTATCACGCTCGAGGCCATCGCGGCCGGCGCGGATGGCCGCGTCCTCACCGGTGGTGGCATCGCCGTGTGCACCGCCGCGGGCGCCATCACCTACGGCGATCCGCTCATGCCCGGCAGCGTCGCCGGCACCGTGAGCACGCGCACCACGGGCAAGCCGTTCGTCGGTTGGGCGCGCGCGTCCGCCGCCGATACCGCGCAGGTGCCGGTGCTCGTCCACATCGTCGACCCGAGCTGAAGCCTCTCACGACTCATTCCCACCAGCGCTGACGGCGCTCCCGAGACCGGGAGCGCGCTGCGCGAAAAACGAAAGAAAAGATCATGGAACTCACCCTTCAGGATGGGACGGTGTTCGATACCGTCAGCAACATTCTCCGCGCTGCCGACGGTCGCACTCTGAGCCGACTGGAGGAGGTGGAGCGAGTCCCCGCAGGCGGTCACAAGATCCGCAAGGGCGGCGTCAGCGACCACAACGTCACCGTCGCCGACATCGCGCACAAGACTTCGCTGTACGCCCACAAGCGCACGGCGGATGCCCTCGGGCGCCCGACGATGATGCGCCGGGCGGACGGCGAGATGCAGAAGGTCCTCATGGATCTCGGCGTTCAGGACGTCCACATCCCGGGGCAGATGGCCGGCGCGGCGGCGGGTTACCGCACGACCAGCGGCATCGCCGACAGCCTCGCGCCGGTCGTTTCGGCGATGCACCAGAAGGACAGCATCCCGGTTTGGGACAAGGAGAACGCCTTCGCTCGCGCGCAGGGCACGACCGCGGCCCCGGGCGGCGACGTCCCCACCACGTCGATCTCGCTCGCGACGGTCGCGTACTCCACCAAGGAGCGCGCGCTCTCGATCGTGATGCCGGTCGAGGTCATCGAGAACGCGGACAGCCCGCTTTCTCCGTGGACCACGGCGACCCGCGTCGTTCAGGACAAGCTCCTGATCGAGCGTGAGTTCCGCGTGTGCGACGCGGCCGTCACCGCGGCGAATTGGGATTCGAGCGTCGTGCTCGATCTCGGCGCTGCGTTCGGCTGGGTCTCGGGCGCGTCGGCGGATCCTGTCAAGGATATCGACAGCATCGTGCTCGCGTCGTTCGACTCGACCGACCTCGTTTGCCACATGAGCGAGGACATCTGGCTGGCCTTCCAGCGCAACCCGGCGGTGCAGAAGTTCATCGCGTTCAAGGACGGCATCGGCCCGCGCCCGAGCACGAGTGAGATGCAGGCGATCCTCACTCTGCCCCCGATCGTGGTGCAGAAGATGAAGGTGATGAACAGCTCGAATGCCCAGAAGTACGTGCTCACCCAGAGCGCGACGGGGCAGAGCAAGACCGGCGCCTGCGTCATCACGCGCAACACCTCGGGGCTGTCCGATCCGTCGATGATCTCGACGATGAAGACGATCCGTTGGAACGGCGGATCGGCGCCCGACGGGAACATGGTCGGCGGGTGGCTCGTGCGCACCTACTTCGACCCGAAGAAGGGCGGACGCGGCTCCTACGTGGTCGTGGTCGTGCACAACGACGACGAGATTTTCACGTCGAAGTTCGTCGGCGGGCTGATCACGGGCGTCGGCCAGTGAATCACAGCGCGGCCGGGTGAGTTACTCGGCCGCGTCGCAACACAACGCAGAGGGAGGATTTACATGGCGAACGAACAGACCAAGGCGAAGCTCGCGGACGAAGACGTGATGGTCACCATCACGCACGGCCGTCACCTCCACAAGGCAGCCAGCTACGTGAAGGACGCGCAGGGCAAGACCAAGCTCAGCGACGACGGCTTCCCGGTCATCGACAGGAGCATCCCGTACGGGCACGACTGCGCCGCCGTTCCAGGCGACACGATCATTCTCCCGAAGAGCGAAGCGGAGCGCCTCGTCAAGAGCGGCTCCGCGAAGCTCGCGGGCTGATCACCCATGGCCTACATCGCACAGGTGGACCTGGAGAATCGGCTGTCTCAGTCGACGATCCTGCAACTGTACGATGACGGCAACGGCAACGTGAACACCGCTGCCATAGCGGCGGTGCTTCAGACGGCCAGCGACATGTGCGACGCCGAAATCTCGGGGTCGTACGGCGGTCCATGGCCGGCGGGCACGGACCCGACGACGGGCAAGTATGCCGCGATGCTTCGAGAGGCCGCGACGCTGTACGCGATCGCGCTCTCGTTCGAGCGGCATCCCGAGTACGTGCGCAAGTTCGGCGACGACAACCGGGCGCGCGGCATGTACGAGCGGGCCGCCATGCTCTGCACGGCGATCGCGAACGGCGACAAGAACATCGTCGAGGCGACACCTAAGGGCGGCGCCATCGTGCGCGGCGGCGTCGTAACCAACGACGCGAACCCGATGGTGTGCGGCGTCGGCGGAGATTGGGGTACCTGATGCCTACTCGAGACGGACAACCCACAGGCTGGACCGGACCCGCGTACGGCGATCCGATGGTCGTCGACATCTCGACTGCGGATCACACGTTCACGGTCCCGGCGCGCACGCTCTACTGCCTCGGCGCAGGTGACGTGGTGTTCATCTGCGAAGGTGGCACAGCGTCCACGGTCCGCACCGTCGCAGCGAAGGGCACCATCACCGGCTACTCGATCGCGAAGATCGTGAAGACGAACACCACCGCGACGGGCATGGAAGGCTTTCGGTGAGCGGCCTCCTCGACGTCACCGTCGATTTCGACATCTCCGATCTGGAGTCGACGTACGACCGAGGCCGCGCCGAGCTCGTCGCGAACGTCAAAAAAGCGGTCCGCGCGGCTGCCACCGAAGGGCTCGCCGAGGCCATCGCGACACGGCGCTACCATGACCGCACCGGCCACCTCACCGGTACGGCGCGCACGAGGCTCATCGAGAGCACGATCGACGGCGCCAAGTCGGAGATCGAGTGGCCGGTCGCGTACGCCGACGCAGTGGATGGCGGCACTCGCCCGCACGTCATCGAGGCGAAGAACGCGCCGTTGCTACGCTTCTACTGGCCGAAGATCGGCGGGCTGTTCGTCGGCAAGCGCGTGAACCACCCAGGCACGCAACCGACCGGATTCGCTGGTGTCGCGTACCACAAGGCAGAGCGCGTGATCGAGCGCGACGTGAGCGCGGCGATTCGCCAACTCGAAGTCGTTCTGTCGCACTGACACGCCCTTGCCCGGCAGAGGGCCGCTGACGTTGTTTCGATCCCCCTCGCGACGTCGACGGCCCCCTAGCGCGCAGGTGCAACCATGACGCTCGCCGACACGTACGGGCTGCTCCCGATCCCGACGGCGGCGCCGATTGCGACAACGATCGCAGCGGGCAGCAACGGCCAGTCGCTCCCCCAGGCCACCATCGTAGTCGCGTCGGCCGCGCTCTTCCCCACCCGCGGGACGGCGATTGTCACCACTGACAAGGGCCCCCAGGCGGTCACGTTCACCGGGACGACCAGCGGCACCCTCACCGGGTGCTCTGGCGGCCAGGGCGCGATGGCGACCGGCAACGCGGTGCTTCTCCACGAAGCCGCGGGCGACCCAGGGCTCACCGTCCTCGCGGACTACCTACAGACGTTCATCCTCACCTATGGCGCCGCGGCTTGGACCGCGATCGCCGGAGCGTCACCGGCGAATCAGTCGGTTCCGTGCTTCCGGGCCTTCACCCACGACCCGAGCGAGACGGAATTCAACGAGCGCGACCTGCCGGCGATCTTCCTTTGGCGCACTGGTAGCGCCGAGACGCCCGCCTGGATCGCCGACGACTACCGCGTCACGTTCGACACCGTGCGCGTGCTGTGGGTGCCCCCGGCGGCACCACAAGCGCAGGGCACGCGGCGGCACCCGTTCACGAACGCGATCGTCAAGCTCATCGACGACGCGATCGGCCGTGAGCGCTTCCCCGAATGGGTGCGCAAGGGCGACACCGATCCGGAGAGCCCGTACATCGGCTCGCAGCTCCTCGATTCGATGGGCGCCTGGCGTCTCTGGATCGCGAAGTACCAACCGCACAACCTGATGATCGGCATGGCCGGAAGCGACCCGCGCACGTACGCGGCGCTCGCCATCGATCTGCATCTCGAGGAGCGCCTCATCTACGGCACGGACGACCCGAACATCGGTCAGACCGCCACGATTCAAGATACGTCGGCGCCGCCGCTGGTCCTCGCGACTGTCGCGCTACCCGCCCCCTAACCGAAGGCGACAACTCATGCCGCAACCTCCCGCGCTCGTCGTGGTCGCGAACCCATTTTGCGCCCTCGACGACGATGGCGATCCGTCCGGTGCGGTCACGCGATCGGACATCCACGAGCGTCGCATCGGCGCCACGCTGGACACCGAGCGATCCAAGGCCTCCGGGATCTGCAAGTACACCTTTACCGACGCGCCCGAGACGCTGCCCGATTCGGCAGCGCATCGGTCGTATCTGCGCTCGGGTGAGGTGATTCCCGCCGACGAGGCCACCGCTGCGCTCGTGTCGCGGAAGTTCGTGCCGGTCGCCGATGTGCTCGCCGCTGCGAAGGCGCGCGCGATCGCCGAGTACCGCGCCGCGTATGGCGTCGACCCAGCGTGCGCCAAGGCGCCGCTTCAAACCGCTCCCGCGACTCCGACGCCTGCGCCCTCCGCGCCGGCCGCGATCGCCCCTGCACGCGCCAGCAACGCGCCTCCGGAGAAGTGACCCATGGGCCAGATCATCGTCGTAGGTCTCAATCCGTCCGGGAAGGTTCCGGCGGCGCTGTTCGACGTCAATTTCGGCGTCGGTCGCCAGGACGTGGGAAGCATTCCCCGATACCTCCTGTGCGTCGGCAACAAGCTGTCGAGCGGGTCGATGGTTGCCGACGTCGATGTCGTCGACATCACCCCCAGCAGCGACATCAACGCGCTGATGGGCGACCGTTCCGAGCTCGCACAGATGGTGCGGGTCGCGCAGCAGTACCCCGGGATCCAAATCAAGGCGGCGGCCACGGCGGAAGCCGGCGGCGCGGCGGCGGCCACGGCGACGATCACGTTCGTCGGCACTGCGACCAGCGGCGGAACGTTCACCTACATCCTCGCGGGTGTCACGGTGTCCTTCCAGGTGGCGTCTGGTGACGTCATCGGCACGATCGCCACCAACTGCGCCACGGCGTTCAACAACGCCAACGCGGGCCGGCTCCCGGTCACGGCGGCGGCATCGCTCGGCGTCGTCACGCTCACCACGGCGAGCAAGGGTCTCCGCCACTGCGACTGGACGCTCTACCAGGACGTCTCGCTTGCCCCGGGCACGACCACGAGCGCCCTCGCCAGCGCGTCGGCGTACTCGGTCAACCCCGGCAAGGGCGGCGTCACCGGCGTGCGCCTCGGTGGCGGCACCGGGACGGATTCGGTCGCGAACCTGCTCTTGGTGCTCGCGAACACGACCTACTACACGATCGCGTGGGGTCAGACCGACACCACGAATGCGGGGCTGATCAAGACATGGAACCTCGCGCAGGCCGCCATCGGCTCGCAGCGGTACCAGTCGATGATCTCGGGCCAGATCGGTCTCATCGCGACGGCGAAGACGCTCGCGCAGACCACCGTCAACTCGCCCGACTGGTCGTTCCCCTGGATGCAGGGCTGCGAGGTCATCGGCGGCGTGCTCGCGGCGAGCTTCGGCGCGGATGCAACGCAGAAGGAGCAGCTCAACCCGAACCTCAGGTTGAACGGCGACGTTCTGCTCGGAATCCCGCCGGCACGCTCGGCGCTCGACATCCCGAGCGGCGGCGAGTCGGGAACGCAAAACATCGCGCTCGGCGAGTCGATCACGCCCATCAACACGACCAGCGACGGAAACGCGATCGTGGTCCGCGCCGTGACGGGACTCTCGCTCCGCAACTCGGTGGCGTTCACAGGATGCCTCGATCGCGGACAGTGGCGCACGGCCGTGACCGCGGCGGAGGAGTTGCTCCTCGCTTGGTACAGCGAGTTCAGCGTCAACAACCCGTGGGCCGGCCCCAACCCAGGCACGGGGCAGCGGAACCCGCCCGACGGCAAGGCGTACCCGGACCTCTGGAAGAGCTACGCGCAGGGTCTCCTCGAAGCGAAGATCGCTGACAACTGGTTCGAGTCGGTGAGCGTGGACGCGCAGTGGGATCCGGCCGCCAAGCAGCTGCTCACGACCATCAACCTGAACGTCACGGCGCAAAACCACCGGATCGCCGGGAACATCAACCAAACGTTCTGAGACTACCTCCGCACGTCGCCGTGAGTGTCACCGGCGACGCGGACCCCAACTGAACGCCGGCACCCGCCGCGCGGAAAGGCATCGCCATGGCTGCGGATCCGGATCGCATCAAGAGTTTTTCGGTCTACCGAGGCGGAAAGAAGATCGGCGTCGCCGAGACCGCCGACGTCGAGCTGACCGGCAACGACGAGGAGCACCTCTCGGATGACGGTTGGACCGCATCGGACGGACAGCCCACCACGTCGCTCACGGTGAACACGATCACCCCGGTGGACGGCAAGACGTCGGACCTCACCGACGCGATCGTCAACAAGGACTTCCTCCGGATGCAACTCAACGTCGTCGACGGCGAGGCGTGGAGTTGCGTCATGAAGTGCATGAGCGCGAAGTACACGACCGACATGAAAACGGGCTCACTGAAGGGCACGTTCTCATTCAAGGGCGGCACGCCCAACAAGGCGTGACGTAGCAACGCGCCGAGGGGGATTCACATGAAGTTTTCAGTAGCGAAGGGGATCGCGAAGGGCACCAAGGCGAGACTGCCGGTGCCCTTTTCGTTGTTCCATGGACAGCTTCCTGGCCCCGTCGTCGCCGACGATGGGAGCATTACGTACCCGGTCGCCGAGGGCATGTTCCTCGTGGACCTCCGCGTGCTCTCTTCGGAGGAGGAGGACAAGGCAGAGGCCGCGGCGCGCGTGCACGTCATCGCCGTCCGCCGCGCCGCCGGGGAGACCGGCGACATCGACCCGAAGGAGGGCGAGACGCTCTTCGACGTGGAGGTGATGCGCCAACTCGTGCTCCTCGCCACCGTCGACAACGCGTCACCCGAGGACGCGCCCGAGCCGTTCTTCGACGAGGGGATCGAAGCGCTCAGGGCTCTCGATCGCGAGCGTGTGGTCCTCCTCTACGAGCACCATAAGCAGTGGCAGGCCCGATGCTCCCCGCGGCGCACGGACATGTCGACGGCGCAGTACATCGAATACGTGACGGCGCTGGCGGTCGCTGCGGACGATCTCCCTTTTTCGGAATGGTCGCCCGCTACGCAACAGAGCTGCATGCGTACTATGGCGCGCCAGCTTGTTCTCTCACGCCAGCTCAGTGCGCTCTCTACCTCGGAGGGCGATTTCACTTCCACTGGCTCTACCCCAACGCCGGCTAGCCACTGATGGCGGCGTTCAGCGAGGTCAAGGCGGCGTCCGCAGCTCGAGCGCCGATTCGGGTCGTGGTGCTGAAGCCCGACGCCTTCGTGGCCACCTGGGAGAACCGGCCGACGACGGAAGTCGCGATCGGTATCCGCTGTCTCAGCGAGCCGGAGACGCTCACCGCGGTGCACCAGGCGCGGACCGTCGCGGAACAGAACGGGCGCACCGGCGACGCTGCGATCGAGCGATACAACGAAGAATTGATGCTGTGGACGGTCGGTTTCGCCGCGTGCGATCCGAACGACGCCACCGCGCAGTGGTTCGAGCTCGACGGCGACGCCGTGAAGATGTTCGCGACCCCGGCGACGATCCGGCACCTGTTCAACGAGCTGGAGCTAGCCGTGGTGGAAGCGTCGCCGATCCGGCGCGGCGCGAACGATGGCGAGATCTCGCAGCTGTCGAAGGTGCTCGGCGACCCCGCGGCCTTCATCGGCGTACCTGGGCCTCGCGCGACGCGAATCCGTCAGTGGCTGCTCATCTGCTTGCAGGACTTGACCGGACAGGACTGACCCATGCACGACAAGCCGGCGATCCAACACATTCGCACCATCCGTGGCGGTGTGCACCGGTGGGGCGTTGTTTTCTGTCCAGGCCCGCGCGGATGCATGGTCGCAGAGTTCGACACGGAGGCCGAGGCCGCGTTGCTCGCATCGAAAATGTCCACGGCGCTGATGTGTTGGATCCAGCCCGAGGCGATGGTTCCGCTCGTCGATTCGTTCGCGCCGTCTGACTGATTCACATGGCCGCCATCAAGATCCAAATCGGCGCGACCGTAAACGCCGACATGGGTCGCGTGGTGTTTGCGCCGTTGGTCAAGGCGGCGAAGGCGGCAGCGCAGGAAATCCACAACGCTTTTCGCGATGCTGTAGGTGCGCACACGTTCGAGCTCGGGGGCGCCGGCGGCTACCGCGCAGCGCCGGCATCAGCGGGCGTTGCCTCACGTCGAGCCAAAGCAAAGGCTGCACTCTCGGATCTCGAGAAGGATGTGCGCGATTCGGCCAAGCGTCGCGTCGCGCTCGAAGCCGCGGCGATGCGCGAGGTCGACGCGCTCCTCGCGAAGTCAAGCAAGGACAAGCAGCGCCAATTTGCCGCCGAGGATCGCGCCATCGCGAGCGCGGCACGGCGGAATCAGCACATCGCCGATTCCAGTGCACTCCGCATGTCGGGGGGCGCGGTCCGCACGTTTGGGGGCATCGTGTCCGGCGCGGTCCGGCGCGGCGTGGGTATCGCCTCCGACGTGGCGCGCGGGGCTGGCGTGGACTTCTCGCTGTCGTCGGGCATCCACAAGCGTGTGGCGCAGCAGGCCGCGATTGTGGACCTGGTGAATGCCGGGTACATCGAGGGCGCCAAGGGACCAGCCGGAACGCGAGCGAGCGAGGCGGGCGTTGCGGCGGACATCAACCGTGTCGGCGGCAAGTTCGGCGTGAAGCAAGAGACGCTGACGTCAGGGCTCCAGACGTTCGTGGGCAAGACGGGCGAGCTACAGACCGGGCGCGACATGCTCGAAATGCTCGCGGCGACGGCGAAGGCCACCGGTGCGGACTTCGACGATGTGGCAGGCGCCGCCGCCGCCATCGCAAACAAGCTCGGCGACGTTCCCGACAAGGCCAAGGCCGTGAACAGCGTGATGATGGCGCTTGCGGGCCAGGGCAAGGTCGGAGCGGTCGAGATCAAAGACCTTGCGACGCAGATGGAAAAACTGACGTCGATGTCGACGAAGTTCGCCGGCAACAAGGAGATGATGAAGCTCGTCGGCAGCGAAAGCGGCGCAAACATCGCCATGCTCGGCGTGTTCGCGCAGGCCGCTCGACGGACCGAGAAGGGCACAGCCGCGCAAGCAACGCAGGCGTCGATGGCATTCATCCGCGACCTCACCGGCGACTCCGTTGGGAAGCGATTGGCTATCGCGCATATCTCCAGGTTCACCGACTCCACCCACCAGAAACTGCGAGACCCGCAGGAGATCATCAAAGATATTCTCTCTTACACCAAGGGAGACGTCGGCAAACTGTCCCACGTGATGCCGAATCAGAACTCGCGCGCCGTGGTGAACAGTTTCGTGGACCCGTACATGGCGGCCAGCAATGCGGCGAAGGCTGGAGGCGCGACGGCGAAGCAGGCCGACATGGCCGGGCGCGCCGCGGTCGATGCTGCGATGAAGGAGTTGAAGGACGCCACGCTGTCTGACAAGGCCCAGCAAGAGGCGCTCGGGAAGGCGATGGAAACCACCGCCACCAAGGCGGAGCAATTCCAGCAACGCCTGGACAAGCTCACCGGAGACCTCGGCGAGAAGCTCGTCCCGAAGCTCCTGGAGCTGGTGGAGCCGACGGGCGCACTGGTCACCAACTTCACCAAGATCACTTCGTGGGCAGCGGAGAACCCGCTCAAGGCAGTGTTCGCCGCGCTCGGCGGAGCTGTGGTGTGGTCTGCGGCGAAAGAGGCTCTCCGCGCCGGTGTCGAAAAGTATCTAGTTGGGGCGCTCGCCAAGACGCTCGGCCCGTGGGGCGCGTCCAACACCGTTCTCGGCGGCGGTGGGGCCGGCGGACTTGGCGGCGGCGCCGGCGGAGCGATCGGAGCGTTGACCGCGTTCGTCGGAGCGCTCGCCGCGGCAGCAGCCGCCATCGTTGTCACCGAGCAGATCCTCGAAGCGGGAATGGGGAAGCTCAACACCCTCCTCGACGAGAAGGACGGCATCAAGAAGATCAAGCTACCGCCGGGCGTGAAGCCGGGCGGCCAATTCGAGCTCGACGAGAACGGAAATCCCGTCGCCAAGCGATTGCCTGGCGCGGAGAATCTTGCCAACTCGGCTGACTTCGACGCCATCATCAACGGCGCCACTTCTCCGCCTGGAATGCCTGGCGGTAGCAAGATCGGGCACGCCGTGGACCTCGCTCGCCCTGAAGAGTCGGAGGGCGACAAGTGGACCCTCGGCACCGGCGCCAGGCAGGGCCAGGGCGAGAGCGTCGAGGCCATGGGGGACCGCATCGCCGCCGCGTACGACAAGGCGTCAGGCAAGCCTGTCGAGGTGAAGGGCGGCACCATCAATATCGGCAACCTCGCCGAGCTCGGCGCTATGATCAACGGCAACGGCCCGGTCCCTCCCGCTGGCAACGCTCCCGGCTCGCGTACGCCGCACTGAGGCGCCATGCCCACCCCCGTCAACGCCAACCTCCCGCGCGCTAGCTTCAACTCGATCCCGTTCCCGTTCACCTCGCGCGACGTGGAGCTCACCGGGCGGTACCACGTCCACGAGTTTCCGAAGATGGCCGGCGGCGCGGTCGAGAAGATGGGGCGCAAGGTCTACGAATTCACGTTCGACGCGCCCTTCCACGCAACCAACCCGCGCTTCACGAACCTCTACCCCGACTCGCTGAACCGCTTCACCACGATGGCGGAGACCCAGGAGACCGCGGTGCTCGTGGTCCCCGAGATCGGCTCGATCCGCGCCTTCATCGCGAAGATCAACCGAAGGCGCCAGGGCAAGATCCAATCGGGAGAAGAGGTCGTGCTGCACTTCGTGGAAGACGACGTGGAGCCGTTTCGGAAGGTGGTCGCGCCCACGTCAACCGCGAGCTTCAACGAGGCCGTGTCGAGCTACTTCGCTGCCATCGACGGCAACGTGGAGATCGCCGACGACATCGCGTTTCCCACCAAGTGGTTTCCGCTCAAGTCGCCGTTCGCGCTTCTACAGGACGCGATCAACCTCATCGGCTCGATCCAGGACCAATTCGATCTCTACGGCAACCTGCTCGCCGCGAAGCTCGAGAAAGTCGCGACGCTGTGCAAGACGATTCATTCGCTCGTCACGTTCCTCCAGCACCCGCGCAATCAGCGCGTGCAGCGGGCGCTACGTGACCTGTGGGACGCCACGCACAAGGTCCAAGGTGACCTGAAGCGCCTGAACCGGCAGACCGTCCCGTACCGCGTTCCGGCCACCATGAGCGTCGGGGCGATCGCGCAGAGCTACTACGGCGACGCCTCCCGCGGCGGCGAGATCATGACGCTGAACCGCATCCCGACACCGTTCGCGGTGAAGGCCGGCACGACGCTGAACGTCTACCCCAAGACCGCGGCCTGATCATGACCAACGACGACGACAAGCCGACGACGCTCGGCGAGATCGACGCGTCCCTGGTCAACCATGAGTTCACGATCCCGGAGTCCACGTACGCGGAGCTGGCCGAAAAGCTCATCGCGTACGCTGGTGAAGGCGCTCGAATCACGTTCTTCGTCAACGGAGTAGAGCGCATGTCCGGCGTGCTGAGGCGGTAACCAATGCCCAGCAACAACGGCGCGCGCGGGTCGGAGGATCGGGTCCTCCTCACGCTCGGCGGCGAGACTGTACACGTCGCGCAGCACTACGAGATCAAGGCGTCGATTCTGACGCAGCCAGCGTGCTTCTCGATGACGTTCGGCACCCCGGGCGCGGCTCGCTACCTGTTCATACAGTACCCGCCTCGGACATCGTTCGAGCTTCAGATCGAGGACACGCTGATTCAGTCGGGGTTCACTGACGGGTACTCGATCTCGAGCGAGGCGACGCTCCTCGCTGTGCACGGCCGCGACTCGATGGCCGAGCTTCACGACGGGATGATCAAGCAGGAGTTCACGATCAAGGACGCGACGTACGCGCAGCTCGGGAAGAAACTGATCGAGTACGCCGGGCTCTCGTCGAAGCTCGTTTACACCAACAAGGCGAACCGGCGCGCGATCACCGGCGGGCACTCCTCAGAGCTGCAACCCCCGCGCGACGTCGAGCAGGACAAGATCGAGACCGACGGCGGCGGCACGGTGAAGCGCGACGTGGAAGCGAAGCTCGGCGAGCGGATCTACGAATTCGGCAAGCGCCACTTCGACCACGGCGGCCTCTTCTTCTGGGCATCGGGCGATGGGAACTTCATCCTCTCCGAGCCGAACCCGCACCAGACGCCGATTTACCAACTCATTCGGAGCTACGGCAAGCCGGCGCGCGGCACCATCATCTCGGAGCGCTTCGAGAACCGCACGGAGGGCCGCTACGCCGGCTGCGACGTCTACACGCGCGGCGGATCGAAGAAGCGCGGACGCTCGACGGCAACAGGGTCCTTCGAGGATCTCGAGATGCACGAGTGGGGCTACACGAAGCGCCTCACCGTCAAGGATGTCTCCGCCGACACGCCCGCCCGAGCTGAGTTCTGGGCACGGAAGAAGATCGCCGAGACGCGCCGAGCAGGGTGGCGCCTCTCGTACACGGTCATGGGTCACACCACGACCGCGATCGGCGGCGGCAAGGCGGTCTGGGCGCCCGACACCATGGTCTACGTCGACGATGACAAGCTCGGGATCAAGCGCGCGCTCTACATCGAAGGCGTCACGTTTCGATCCTCTCCTCAGGCGACGACCACGCTCGACCTGATGAGGGGGGAGGATCTGGTTTTTGCGCCAGGGAACGGCGAGGACGGGCCGCAACCGACATTGCCAGGCGGAATACCCTCGGACATCGCGATATGAGTGACCGATTCCGGGGCCTCGCGTGGGATATCTCCACGTGCACGCTCACGAGCTACGACGGCGACGGGTTTCTCTCCGCGCAAGCCGAGGCGTACGGCACTGGCGCGACATCGGCCGACCGCGATGTGCATTCGCCGTTCGGCTTCCTGTCTCGCCCGCGCGACCCCGACGCCGACGGGCTCGGATGCTCGGTACTCACCGCCGACGAGGGGAACAAGGTTCATGCCTGGATCCTGAGCGACCCGCGCTTCACACCGAACCTGCCGCAGGTGAAGAAGGGCGGGTCGGTGCAGTACGGCGGTCGTCCGGACGGCCCCGGATTCGACCTGTTCGACGGCGACGACAACACGAAGACGATTTACGTCCCGTACGCCTTTTCGGGCGGTGTCCCGGCACACGCGCACCTATTCCAGATCGACACCAAGACCGCCGGCGCGGAGTCCGTGCTGCTCGTGCACGGGCTCGGGATGGGCCTGTCGATGCTCGCGGGCGGCACCAACGATGCGGTGCTCAAGAACAAGGCGGGCGACGCGTTCATTGGGGTGAACGACGTGGGCCCCATCATCAGCGGCAACGCGCAACTCGCCGGGTCGTTGAAGGTCGGAGTCAGCTCGCCGCCGATTGGACCTCCACCGGTCGCCGTGGTGCTCGCGCCCGTGCTCATGGCCTGGGTGGCCCTGATCGAGACGTGGATGGCTGGCGTGGTCGCCGCGGGCGCCGCCGCTTCCCCGCCGATCGCGTTTCCGCCTCCGCCTCCGCCTCCCATCCCGAGCGTTCCATCCACGCCGATCACGCCCGGCACAATGGGCATCGACGCGACGACTCTGTTCGCGATCTGACACCACGAAAGTAGGTCCGTGATGAGTCGATGCGCCTTCCCAGCGTTCTCGTTCTCATTTGCGATTCCGATCCCGCCACTGCCCGGACTCCCGGCGCTGCCGCACCTTCCGACGTTCGCCATCTCGCTCCCGGGTCTGCCGACGCTGAGCTTGAGTTTCGCGATTCCGTTCCCTCCGTTGCCGGCGTTGCCCTCCTTGCCGCACCTGCCGCAATTGCCGCCGCTGCCAGGACTACCGGCGTTCTCGCTGAGCTTCGCGATCCCATTCCCGCCGCTGCCCGCGCTGCCCGCGCTGCCGCATCTCCCGTCGCTGTTCTGCCCGCTCGATTGAGGCAACCATGGGACTCGGCCAAGCACCCTTCGGCATCGGCCTCTGTGGCTTCGATCCGGTCTCGCCCGCGTCCCCCGCGCCGTCGTACCAGGGCCCGCGCGCCGTGTTCATCGACACCGCGACACGTGACGCCGTGCTGCTCTCCGATGGCACCTTCCAGGCCGTGCACCCGGTCGACCAAGCGGTGCTCATCGCCTTGACGATCAACCTCGGCACGCTCGGCTCGGTGCCCACCGAGGGCCAGGGCTTCACCGCGATCGCATACTCGACGGCGGATATCACGGCGCGCGTCTCCGATGCCGTGCGGGTCGCGCTCAAGACGATCACAGACCGCGGCGACGCGACCGTGCTGGGCATCCGCGTGCAGCGCATTCCGTTCGGTTGGGTGAGCGAAGTCACCTACCGAAACAACGTGCTCGGCGAAGAGTTCACGACGCCGCCTCTCTCGATCGGCTGACCCATGGCGACTCCCGAGACACCCGTGACGACGCTCCCGGGCGTCATCGACGTGCCCGACCGCGACGTCGTGCGTGACGACTTCACGCGCGACTTCCGCTTCTGGGGTCCGGCCGGTACCGACACGCAAGAGGGCACGCTCCCGTACATCGACGGGTCCGTCTTCGCCGATGGCGTGCAACCGCTGTGGGCCGCCGCGAAGACGGCCGGGAACAACCTCGTGCTCCGGCTTGCGCAAGGCGACGCGCTCGAGGAGTGGGCTGTCCAGTCCGGGCTCGACCCGCGGCAGCCGGCAACGGGCGCGAGCGGGTTTGTCACGGCGCAGACCGCGAGCGGAGGGTCGACGATCCTCCAGGGCGACGAGATCCGCGACGACGCCACCAAGGCGATTCGGTACACATGCTCGCAGACGAAGCTCTACCTGAACGGCGACCCGATCCCGATCACGGCGACGGACACCGGCATCGGAACGAACCAGCCCGCCGGCGCGGTGCTCACGTGGACGGCGCAGCGCCCAGGGTGCGAGCTCCACGCAAACGTGCTCGCCGACATCAACGGCGACGGACTCACCGGCGGACGCGCCGCGGAGGAGGACTCCGAGCTCCTGACGCGGATCCTCGACGCGAAGAGTAACCCGCCCGCCTACGGCAACGATGCCGACGTGCAGCGCCGGGCGAGTCGCACAGGAGGCGTTCCTGTCCAGCGGGCGTTCACGTACCCGTGCGTGCTCGGTCCTGGCACCACGGGCGTTGTGCTGACCCTGCGACCCCTCGCGCTCGGCGGCTCGCGCATCCCCAACGCGGTCCAGCTCACGCAAGTCGAGACGGCGATCAAGACCGGCCTCCCGCCCGACTTCGGGCTGTTCGTGTGCACGCTCCAGGCGTCGAGCACGGACGTGCACCTGCAAGCCGATTGGGCGGACTCCGCGACGGGGTGGGCGGACATCACGCCATGGCCCCCGGCGGACGTCGCCTCGTGGGTCTACGTGTCCGCGGTGACGTCCCCGACCGTGTTTACGCTCGCGCGGTCAGCGGGTTACGTCGGATTCGCGCAACCCGTCTTCGGGCAGACGCTCGGCCTCTACAGCGCCGCAACGCAAACGTTCGCGCGAAAGAAAATCCTCTCGTTCACTGGCACGGGGCCGTGGGTTGTGACGTGCGACGCCTCCGCTGGCGCCAGCGACACTGCGTTCGCACCGGCTGTGAACGACCCCGTTTCGCCGTGGTCCGACTCGCTCGACCTCATCGTGCCAACGATCCTCGCGCATTTCGACAGCCTCGGCCCGGGCGAGCAATTCTCGTCCTTCTTCGACCTCGGTACCCGTCAGCGCCGTTCGCCGCCGGTGAGCGGGCTCTCCTACCCGGCGAGCCTCACCACGCGCTTTCAGGCGGCGATCGAGAACGCCTCCGCGATCCAAAACGCGGAGGTGATTCTGCCGTCGCTGCCGCACGCGCCGCCGATCGGAACGCCGGGCGTGACCTCCTACATCATCCAGCTCGGGCGCCTCGCGGTCTATCGCCTCTCCGTGTGATCCCATGCCGACACCGAACCAGAACACGTTCGACCTGACGCCTCCGCGGCGCCCTGCCATCGCCGATCTCGGCGGCGGGCAGAAGGTGAACGGCATCAACAAGCCCGACCCCGTGCGGATGCCCACCGCGGAGGATTGGAACCAGTTCGGATTCCAGATCGAGGCGGCGAATCGCGTTCTTCCCGTGCTCCGGATCGTCGTGACCTACGACGGCGGCGGCAACCCGATCGTCTCGGCGGTGCAATCGCAGCGCTCGGGTGTTCTGACATCCGACGTGTTGCCGACCAAGAACGGCACGGGCGACATCTCGCTCGACTACACGCTCGCGAACTTCCCCGCGCCAGCCGCGCCGCCCTGCGCGCACATCAACGGATCGACGCCTGGATTCTGCGCCGCCGTCATCACTGGCACGGGCGTCCGGGTGCACACGAACAACGCTGCAGGCGCGCTTCAGTTGGCGTTCTCGGTGGACATCTACTGATGCCGGAGTGCAGCGCGTTCACCGAGTTTGGGCTCTTCGAGTTCAGCTCGGACGCGCCCTTGCCGGAGCGCATCTACGATGCGATCTGGGCGAACCTCGGCGAGCAGAACTTCGCCAAGGACGGCGGCTACACCGACGCGAAGGTCTACGCCTGGGCAATGGGCCTCGCGCGCGGGCTCCGCATGATGTCGTACGTGGGCGACCAGGTTTCGCCCGACACCGTGCTCGATCTGCTCCCGGCGCGTGAGTACGAGTTCGGCATCATCGCGGCGGCGTCGGCCGAGATCGCAGACCGTCGCGGCGAGCTCGCGGCGGCGATGATCCTCGCGGGCGGAGGCACGTACGGCAACATCTCCGCCGGGCTGACCGCGCTCCTCGGCTCCGACTTCGTGTCTCTCCGGGTGTGCAGCAACGCCGAGACCGTGACATCGCCCGTCGCTCCCGAGACGGTGGGCACGTGGCCGGCGCCGAGCATCACGCGCAAGGTCGCTCGCATCTCATCGCCGATCTCGAATCTCGGATCGCAGGAGGTGAGCTACGTCGATCTCGACGGCTCCTCGCGGGCCACATCGATCCTCTCCACCGGTGACCGCGTGTACGTCGCCGACGCGAACTACGAGCGGATCGAGAGCGTGGTTCTGACCGCGGCGAACGATTCGTTTTTCACCGCGACCTTCACCCAGCCGCACGACACCTTCACGGCGATCGGGACGCACGCCTTCCCGTTCTGGGTGAGCACGCGGCGCATCCTGATCGTGGCTTTGAACGCCACTGCGTCGAAGGACGCGGTGAAGCGGGCGAAGGTGCACCGATACATGGCCAAGGCCGTGGGCTCGACGACGCAGTGGGCGATCGCGGCCATCCAGGGACACCTCGCCACGACGATCGGCCCGTTCGAGCTCGATTCCACGGGCCAGGGCGTCCTCGACGACACGCCGCTCGGGCAGCTGAGCATCTGAGGCAAACGCATGAGCTTCTCCAGAATTCGGCCGGTGTTGTCGTGGACACCGCTCTCGGTGCTCCTCTCATCGGAGATGAACGCGTTCGACACGAACCAGTCGCGCGCCGTGGATGGTTTCGCGGGCGGCGCCTACGCGCCCTCGACACCGATCGTCACCGGCGGCTCCGGTCACTGGATCACGTCGCTCTCGATCGTGAAGAGCGGCGGCGAGTGGAAGTGGGAGAGCGGCGCGCACCTCCTCGGCCTCGCTGGCTCGGTGCTCGAATGGGCTGGCGAGGCAACCTTCGAGACGGGCGTCGTCACGTTCACCAGCGGCGCGGTCGTCTCCGGCGGCACGGTGCAATTCGAGACTGGATCGATCCTCCAGATCCAAACCGGCTCGCAGATCGCCTGCGCGGCGCCGGTGCTGCTGGTCAACGGCGGCACCGCTTCGTTCGGCACGCAGTCGGGCGTCACGTCGACGTTCGCCGGGCCGATCGCGCTCTCGAACACCATCACATGCTCCGGCGCCGGCCCGCACATCGCGGGCACGTGCAACGTCGGCGGGAATCTCGAGATCGTCTCCGGCGGCGTGTTCGACGTGGAGAGCGGCGGCCTCGGGCGCGTGCTCTCGGGCGGGACGTGGACGTTTCAGGCGGGGAGCACGTGCAACCTGTTGGCGCCGCTGGTGTCGAGCGGGTCGGGTCGGGTGACGAAGAGGTATGTCGCCGGCCCGGACTCGATCGCAACCTACGGCGGACCCCAGGCCGACATCGTGAACGCGGCGGCGATCACGACGGGCCGCACGTATACGCTAACGGCAACGGGCGGCGTCTCGGGTGACATGATCTGGTTCCTGAATCCGACCGCTCACGTGCTCACGATCGTGAACGATTCGTCCGTCACCTACACCACGATCGCCAGCTCAGGATCCGGCGCAATCAACGCCGCTCAGTTCGTGTTCAACGGCGTCGACTGGACGCTCGTCTCGTACAGCAAGCAGCCGTTACGAGCAGCACGCGAACGTTCCGCCAGGCATCGATCGAGCACACCCCGGCGGGTCATTGCCAACGGGGCAGAAATACGCCCGTCCGGCATGGCAACCGGGATCCATATCGGGCGTCGCATCGCACCCAGGAAACGGATCGGCCGCTCCACCAGCCCCCGCGCTACCCGAGTCCCCACCCGCTCCCGTTCCTCCCCCGCTTCCTCCCGCGTTGTTCGCGCACAGGCAGTCGATGTACCCGCTCCCGTCCTCCTTGCACGCCTGCACCCCGAGCCGCCCGTCGAAGCAATTGCACGTTTCGGTCTTCCCCGGCACGCACGCCTCTTGCGCAGCGCCGCCCGCTGACGAGCCCACGGGGGCGTTGGGCGAGTCGGACGAGCCGCAGGCCGGGGCGAGCAGAGACAGGGCCAGGACGGCGGCAAGGCGGCGCAGCGTAGACATGCCCCCGATCGTGCGGACGGTCGTCCCGAGACGCAAGGGACAACGTCCGTCCAGTACCAGACGTCCCGAATAGGGACGGATCACAGCATTCCAGGTGCGCGGGGTTCCCTCCCACCGCGCATCGCTCTCCCCACGCCCGTCCGCCGGGCACCCCACCGCGCTCTGACCTGAGCGCACCACGACAGCGCGACGGCTCGCCCTCACCCGGCGGGCCGTTGGCGTTTTGTCCGAACGGATCCGCCCATGACCGTCGTCGTCACTCTCCAGGTCGCCAGAAATGGCGGCAGCCCAGCGACCGGCGGGATCACCGCGGCCGGCGGCGACGTGATCCACATGTCGCTCGCGTCGCTGAGCGGCATCGGCGCGGTCAAGTGGCGCATCTACGGCTTCCCGCCTGGGTACACCGTACCGTCGGGTTGGCTCACCGATTCGGACGGCACCTACTACGCGATCACGAACGGATCGCCGCCGACCGACATCACGCTTCCGAGCACGGCTGTGCGCTGGGGCAAGTGGCTCCTCCAGGCGATCGCGAACGATGATGCGACGCTTGAGGATTCGGCGACGGCGGTGCAGACGCTTTCGCCGAGCGGTCTCAAAGACACGACGCCGCTCGAGGCGCAGCAGTTCACCGGCGGCTACGCGCGCGGGCAGCAAGACAACTGGCGCATTGTCGAGACCCTGACCACGGGCGGCACTCCGACGACGGTCGCGATGGGCGGCGACGTGTCCGGCTCGAGCAACGCGGCCACGGTCGCGAAGATCCGCGGGCTCGCGATCGACACCGTGGCGCCGACCGATGGGCAGGTGGCGACGTGGGAAGCGGCGAGCTCCAAGGTCAAGTGGAAGACCCCCGCGTCGGGGTCGTTCTCCGGCAACGCGACGTCGATCCAGGGAAACCCGGTGGTGCCGGCAGCGGCGTCGATCGGCGACGGGCAGACGTACGTCTACGACGACGCCGACTCGCAACTCGAAGGCTCGTGGATCCGCGCGACGAGCGAGGCGGCGATCCAGAAGAGCCTGACCGGCCTCTCCGGCACCGTCACGATCCTGCAAGCGACCGACGAGTGGCGCGGCGTCGGCGGCTCGGGCGGGCGCGTCTTCATCTTCACCGGCGCGCCCACCGGGAACGTCCACATCGTCACGCCACAGCCTGACGTGGCCGGTGGGATGTTCATCCTCTACGGCGTCGACAGCACGACCGGCGGGCACACGATCGACGTCAACGGCGTCAACCTCGTGCACGGCTCGGAGGTCAAGGTCCGCGGGCTCGGCAACGGCGCGACCGTCGACTGGCTCGCGATCTCAGCGTCGGCCGGCGTCGCCTCACTCAACGCCCTCACTGGCGCGCTCTCGATCGTCGCCGGCAGCAACGTCACCGTTACGCCCAGCGGGTCGAACATCACGATCGCCTCGACGGGCGGAGGTGGTGGCGGCACCGAGTACAACTACGACCTCACCGGTCTATCCGGCACGATCAGCTCGAGCGCCGCGCTCACCCTCGCGAAGGCAGCGAGCGTCGTCGTTTTCAGCGGCGCACCGTCGGGCGCCGTCAATATCGTGTTCGGCACGCCGGCGACGGTGTTCGCACAGCGACGCATCGACAGCACCACCGGTGGCCACGCGATCAGCAACGACAGCAACGCGATCGTTGTGTCCACCTGGTATCTCGCGACCTACAACCCCGTTACGGTCGCCTGGGAGCTCGTCGGCGAGACGGTGCTTTCCGGCACTGGCGTCGTCGTCGCAGCCTCGGGCGTCCCGTCCGTCTCGGCGACCCTGAACCTCGCGCTCGCCGCCAACGCCTACCAGCTCGGCGGCGTCGCGGCGCTCGGCGGGACGGGCACCGCGCTCGTGGTCGGGGCGGCGGGAACCTGGACGACTGTCACGCTCCAGAACAGCGCATCGGGCGGAGCAGAGTGGGGCCTCTACGCAGGGCCATCTAGCCCGGCCCCGTTCTTCGGAACGAACGCTGCGACGGCCACGCTCGGCGGCGGCCTTCAGGTCGGCGTGCAGCGACCAACGGGGCTCAACGCGGCCGGCTGCAACCTCGATCTACTCGTCGCTCCTAGCAACGGATCTGGCGCGCCTCCGCTGTTCCGAATCTGGGCGCCCGCGCCGGCCGGGGGAAGCGGCTCATCGTCGAACAACTACGCCGTCAACCCTGCAATCCAGGTTGTCGCGGCCGGTGGAACCAAAGGCGCCGTTCAGATCAACTTCCCGAATGGGACGGGCGTCTCCAGCGGCGTCGACCACGACGTCAACGGCCTCAGTCGCACGACGAATCTCCGTGTGACGGCACTCGGATCCGGCGTCGCTCACCTTGACGCGAGCGGCAACGTCACGTCGAGCGCCGTCGTCCTCGGCACGGACACGAGCGGATCGCTCACGATCGCCGGAGACGTCACCGGCAACACCGGCGCGAGCGTCGTTTCCAAGGTCAACGGCGCGACCATCCCGACGATCGGCACCGCGTACCAGGGTCTCCGAGTCAACTCCGGTGCGTCAGCTCTGGAATACGCCGACCCGACGATCGACACGTACGTCACGCTTTCGATCGCTGGCGGCGCAGGCACGTCCACGCTCTCCTCGGCGCAAGAGATCTGCGGATCGATCGAGGTGTCTGGCGCAATCACGGGCAACCGGATCGTGCAGACGACCAGCACCCTCGCGAACATGAATGGGGCTCGAAAGCGCATACGAAACATCACGACGGGCGGCGGGTTCTACGTCACTTTCCAGTGTCCGACGGGGACGAGCATCTTCATCCCGCGCAACACGAACGGAGCGTGGATCGAGATCGAGTGCGACGGAGTGGGTTGGAACTACGTCGGTGCCGGTGGCGGATTCTTGCTCCAGGCGTCGGTCACGACCAGCGTAGCGGGCGGCGCTGATACGCAGCTCGACGCCTTCCCCGCAGGCTGGAACATTGTTCGCGCCGCGATCCTCGTGACGACCGCGGAGGTCGGCCACACGACACTCACGGATGAGGTTTCCACCGCGACCGGCGGCGCCGGCGATCTCGTGGTGGCGGCGACACCAGGCGCGCTCAATGCGCAGCGAATCAGCGACGGCAGCAAGTTCACTGGTGCCCCCTACGAAGCCATCAACGCGACGCAGATTTGGTACAAGTGCGCCGGCACGGGCACGTCGAGCACGCCGGGCGTGTCGATGGTCTCTTACGGCATCGTCGCGGTGAAGTGATGAGCCAACTCACGCTCATTCGCGAAGAAGCGGCGCGATCCGCGTCGTTCCGCCGCGCGATCAAAGCTGGAACGCTCACCGAGTACGAAGTCGATCGGATCCTGTGGGCCGGCGGGGCGTGTCCGGCTGGGCTCCTGCGCACATCGCGCCCCAAGACGCCCGCATGGACCCCAGCGTCCGCAGCCACCATCAAGTATTGGCTGAACCCTAACGACTCCTCGAAGGTTTTCTCGGACACCGCGGGGACGACGCCGGCTGTCAGCGGGACCGCGGGCGGGCTCGCGCGCATCAACGATTCCTCGGGCGCTGGGCTGTGCACCGGCGGCGTGATCCAGGCGACGTCCGGCAATCGCCCAACGTGGACCAGCAGCGACGCGAACTGCAACAGCAAGGGGTCGATCCAATCTCCCACCGGCGGCGTGTCGTCGAAGGTCTTGCAGCTCGCGGCGTTCGCCGGAGCGGTGACGATTCCGCAGCCGTGGAGCCGCGTAATCGGCGTGTACAACTCGACCGGCACTACCAACAACGCCGTGTTCTGCGACTCGGACGCGACCGAGAGCGGGTACATGCGCGCCGACGCGTCGACGGGCAATCTCACTGTGTACACCGGCGGCGGCGGCGGTGGTGGGCTGCTCACGACGAGCGTGAGCGGCGCTGGGTTTCACATTTACGTGCTCGTCGGCAACGGCGCTTCGTCCGCACTGCGCAAGGACGGCGCTAGTGTCACCCTGACCGGGACCAAGGGAACATCGGCGTTCAGCGGCATCACGACAGGTGACAACTATCTCGGCCCAGCCACTGGCATCAGCGGCGCGATCGCGTTCGATTCTCTGTATGGCGAGGACGTGATCGGGTCAGGTCTCATCACCACGATCGATATCTGGGCCTTTGCTCTCTACGGAGTCCACGCATGAGCGTTGGTTTGCGAATGGCGACGCCGGCGACGTACACCGCCCCGGTCTTCCCACCACCCACGAAGACGAACATCGTCGGCGACGGGAACTCGATCATGCACGCTGCCAACTCGGGCGGCTACACCGTGATCACGCCTGTTCAGATGGTCGCGATTCAGTCCACTCAAACGGGGTGGGGTTCGGTCTCGAATAGCTACGTCGACATCTCGGTCTCAGGCCAGACGATTGACGACATGATCACGCGGGCGCCGACGTTCCTTCAGCCCGCGTTCGACTCGACGAGCGGGATGCAAAACATCCTACTCGTGTACGAGCTGACCAACCAGATCGGCGTCGAACTGTCGGCGCTCGCGGCCAGTGCGTGGACGCAGGCGCAGATCGCGACCGCTGCGGCAAATGCGGTGGCGAAGCTCTGGACATACTGCGGTATGGCGCGCGGGTACGGTTTCGGCGGCTCGACGGGAAAGATCATTGTCAACACCCTGATCAACCGTACGAGCGCGGCGGACTTGTCGGTGACCGCGGCGACGAACGCGAGCCCGATCGTGGTGACCACCGCGAGCGCGCACGGACGTTCTCCGGGCGATACGGTGATCATCTCCGACTGCGCCGGGAACACGGCGGCAAACGGCACGTGGGTGCTCTCTGCGGCGTCTGGGTCGTCGATGACACTCACCGGCTCGACCGGCAACGGCGCATACTCTGGAGGCGGGTACTACCGCGCGTTCTGGGAGTGCGCGCAGATCGCGAATGCGCTCGTTCTAGCGAACTACGCGTCACACTGCGACGGCGTGGCGGACTGCGGCGCCGATTCTTTCATCGGCGGCGTGTCGGGGCGACTCAACACAAATTACATGCAGTCCGACGGGACCCACCCCTTCTACGAGGGCGAGTGCCTCATCGCATCGGCGTACATGGACGCGCTCGATGCCGCGTACTCGGTCGCGTGGCACCCGATGCACGGTCCTGGCGTGCAGTACGGTTGGGATCTTGCGCAGCCGATCTCCGATTTCAAGGACACGGCAGCATCGCCCGCCACCGTCGTCGACCTCGGTTACGTCGGCAAGGTGCTGGGCTACGGAATCCAGTCCGGAGGTCGCACCGTCTACGCGACGAGCCCGGATGCTGGGGCGGGGACAACGACGCATTCCTGGCAGTACAATGCCACAGGTCTCAACGGAAAGCCGTCGCTCTTCTCCAGCGACGGCGCGCGGAAGATCACGACGCCGAATCTCACCAGGGGCGTATATTTTGAATGCGTCTTCGGATCGATCGGAGCGACGGCGGGGTACCTCAGCCAGTTCGATTCTGGGTACGGCTATTTCTACGCCGCGAACGGCGACAGCGCCTACGCGAGCGACGGGACGTTTGCGAGCGCGATCGACGTGACCAGCGGGCAGCCGTGGATCAATGACGGCCTGCGAACGTACATGCGCCAGTACGGCGGGACGCACGCGACCCACCAAATTTGGCGTAGCAACGTTCTGCAGGCCACGACAACCATCACCGGCAACAATCCGAGCCCAGCTGATACTACGCGCACGTGGATGCTCGGTGGTACCGCGAGCGGCAGCGTAATGAACGCGAAACTGGCTCTCGTCGCGTCGTGCGAATGGTCGTCGGCGAGGCGAACGAAACTAGAAACCTACTGCGCTGGGATTGCGTGATGACACAAAACGGCGACACGCCTCCGCACGGCTCCCGCAACCCGTTCCCACCTGCGAGCGACAACTCGCCACCAGGCGGCATGAAGCTCGACGACGACGTGCACGAGGAGATCGCGAAAGCGGTCGGTTTCGGGCGGCGCCTCGACAACGTGGAGAAGGCGGTGCTCCAGGTCGGGGTGAACTCCAGTGAGCAGTACGACGCTCTCGCCGCGTCGGTGCAGGCGGTCCACGACACCACGAGCGAGCAAGGGAAGCATCTCGCGAGCATCGACGAGAGCATCGGCGGGATCGCTAGGGACCTCGCGTCACTCGTGCGCAGTGCCAGCGAGGCGCGCACCACCAATTCAAACGAGACCGAGATGGCGAAGGCTCGCGCCGATTCCGCCGTCATCGTCGCTGAGTCGGCCGAGCGCACGGCCAAGGCCGCGGAGTCCACGGCTGTCGTCGTGAAGAAGGCGGCGTCGGGCTGGCGCATCGCGTGGACCGTTGCGCTCCTCGTCGGCGGCGTCACCGGTGGGGCCTTCAAGGAGCAGATCATCGCAGCGCTTTCACGACTTCTCGGAGCACACCCATGATGGTTTACATTCACTCCGTTCTCGAGTGGTGCCTCGCGCACCCATCTGCGCCGGCTCTCCTCGCTGTTGTGCTCGGATGCACCGTGCTGAACGTGCTCCGCACCATCGCGACCCGGCAGACCGTTGGCGCCTGGGTCGCGTCGCATCAGAACGCCCGCGGCATCGGCGCTGTGCTGCGCTTCTCATCTGGCATCGGCCTCGATCCGGTGGACATCGTGGTGGGTCTCATCGACGCGGCGAGTTCGCTCGTGAACGCCTTCGCGAAGAGCCGCGGTCTGCCGGTACCCAGCGAGCCGCCGGCCGCCGACAAGGCGAGCGTGACCACGACGGACACGCATACGGTGGAGGTCGCGCTCCCCAAGCCCGCGCCGCTGCCGCGCGAGGATCGAGGCGAGTCGTGAACCGCGAAGTCGTCGCCGGGCACGCGTTCGTCATCTTCTTCGCGGTCGCGTTCACCGCGCTCTTCGCCGGGTGCGGGTGGATGCAGTCGCACCCCAACGTCGGCCCGGACGCCGCGGCCGACGCGCTTTGCATACTAGAGCACGCCGAGATGCCGCCGCTTCAGATCGCAGCAGCGTGCTCGATTCAGGAGCTGAAGACGATCACCGACATTCTGTCCGCCAAGGACCGCGCGATGGGGCGCGATTGCGTGGACCCGGAGAAGGCGAAGCTCGTAGAGCGCGTTGAGGTTCTGGAGCGTGAACTGGCGCGCATGAAGGCCGCGATCGTGGGGTCGCAATGACCGACCGAATGCTCCAGTTCTTCGCGTACGAGCATCTCCCACCGCACCTGCAAGCGATCTCGAAACCGTTCTGCGAGTTGGCGCGCCTCATCGTCGCGGCGGACGAGATGCCCGAGGGCACGCCGGTCCAATTTCCGCTTCCGAGCAATCCGGAGCGGACGGTGGCGCTTCGCAAGCTGCTCGAAGCCAAGGACTGCGCGGTGCGCGCGGTTCTCTACAAGGAGCCGGCCTGATGGGACCCATCTTCACCGAGTCCGATCTCCGCTGGCTCAAGTTTCTCGTGGCGCTCGGGATCGTGGCGCTGGTCGTCGGCGGCTTCGTGCTCGGGCGCGTCGTTCACCTGCCGAGCGTCAGCGTGAATTGGGGTGCGCCGTGAGGTGCGGCCACATCCTCGACACCGAGGACAGACGCGCGCGGCACGCTTAGCGACGCCGTGTGATGGGTCGGAGCGGAGTTAGCAATGCTGCCTCCGGAGTCCACCCAGCGTAGATTCTCTGCCGCGCGGCCTTTAGGTCTATTCCGAAACGTCTAGCCAAAACCGAAAGCGGGGCGGTCTCACCGTTTACCGTGATGACAATCTCAGTGCATCGAGAGCGATGTCCTCGCTTTTCTGACGGCATGATCGGAGGCTCGCTCAGCGCCCTATCGACGCTCCAGCCGCGTTTGAGTCTCTGCGGTATGGCGCAAGCGCTGAGGCCAGCGCGCTCGCTGCACTCAGCAAGCGTCAGCGGTCCTGATGATTCGAAGACAACGTTTGCTCTAGTGTTTCTTGCCTGCTCCTTCGGAGTTGCCCAACGGCAGTTTCCCGGATCATAGTTCCCGTTGTTTTCGATCCTGTCGATCGATGTACCTGGCGGGCGCTCGCCCATGTCAGCCAGGAAGTTGGCAAACGAGGTGCGCCACCGATCGCAGACGGTGATTCCACGACCACCGTACATGGGCCACCTGTTGCTTTTTCTGTTGCTGCACCTATGGCGCATCGCAAGCCACACCTTGTACGTCGATCCCTTGCTCATGCCGTGCGTGGCGTTAGCGGCGCCGATCATCTGGCTGGTGGCGCACCCGCACGACTTCGTAAGGCCGCGTCGAAGATTGCTACCGTTGACGCTCTTCGTTGTCCCGCAGTCGCATCGGCAGATCCATCGTGTACCGGTCGAAGGGTCGGGCTTCTCCGCGATCCAATGACCGAATCTGACTCCAGAAATGTCTACACCTAGCATCCAACCTATTTAGTAACGGACCCGTACGATGCAACAGACTCGACTAGGGTATCTGCACGATCCTTCGTACCGCGGCTCCGGCCCAGCCGCCGGGCTCGTGGTCTCCCATCTCGTCGCGAGCGCACCGGGCACGTACCGGATGCTCGACGCGCCGATCCTCGACCAAGCCTGGGAAGACTGCACCGGAAACGGCTTCGGCAAAGCCATCGCGGCGGCGTTCGTGCTCCAGCATGGCCTCTCCTACCGACTCGCCGCGCGCCACTGGCTCTACTGGCACGCGCGCCGGCTCGCCGGGCAGACGGACCAGGACGCTGGCGCCTTCCCGGAGAACATGGTCCAGGCGATCAACGAGGTCGGATTCCCCGCCGAGGATTTCGATCTCTACGGCGAGCGCGGCGTGTTCGATCCGCCGTCGCTTCTCGCCGACCAGCACGCCTTCGACCAACGCGCGGACGTGAAGCTCCACGAGATCACCGGCGGGTGCGATGAGTTGATCTCGCTCATCAAGAGCAATGTGCCGTGCGTCTGGTGCGGTGAGGTCGATCAGCCGTTCATGGACGGACCGCCCGGCGCGTGGGTCTACCGCGGCCCCGGTAAGGGCGGGCACGCCGTTGCCGTTCTCGGCTGCGTCGCAGACGAACCTGAAATTGATAATTCGTGGTCGACGTCGTGGGCCAACGGCGGCCGGTGCGTGATCTCGCGCGAGACGATCAACGACCCGAGCGCGACCCTCAGCATGTGGGCCGTGACCGCGACTCTCCGCGGGTACTCGGATGGGAGTCCGACGTGATGACCGATCGATTCTTCTGCACCGCGCGCGCCGTTCTCGTGGGCGTCCTGTCGGCGATCACGATCCTCTCGTGCTCGTCCATCCTGAACGGGTGCCGATCGACGCCTCCGCCTCCGCCGGACGGTGGAAGCGCGTGCTCGATGGCCTGTCAGCGGCTAGCCGATCTCGGCTGCGAGGAAGCGAAGCCGACGCCCGCGGGTGTCCCATGCGCCGTGTGGTTGTGCGAGACGCCTTCGGTCAATTCGGCGTGCATCGTCTCTGCCCCGACGTGCTCGGCGGTGAGGGATTGCAGGTGACCATCCTCCGCCCCGTCACGCACGACAACGGATCGCTCTACGGCTACTCATGGTGGTGCCCGGGCTGCGACGAGAGCCACCACGTCCCGACAACCGGGCCCAAGGCGTGGAGCTTCGACGGCAACCTGGACGCGCCGACGTTCGGGCCATCAGTCAAGATCACCTGGCGCGGCACCGACTACCCCACCGCGGACCATCCGGGGATTCCGGTCGAGACGGTCTGCCACTCGATCATCACCGGCGGTCGAATCCAATTCTGCGGCGACTGCACACACGCGCTCGCGAATCAGACGGTGCCGATGGTGGTGTTTCCGGAGCCGAGGTCGTGAGCGGCTCACTTCTTCCCATCATCCTCGCGGCGATCCTCCGCTGGCACCCCGACGCGCCCTCCGCGGACCAGGATCGCTACGCCGAGATCGCCCAAGCGATCGCCGACGAAGCGACCGCCGCGCCGCTCTGGACCGCCGTGGAGCCGTCCGAAGGCGAAGCCGCGGCCGTGGGTCTCCCGCCGGCCGCGCCGACGGCCACAGCGTTGCTCCTCGCAACGGTGGCGCAGCACGAATCGGGGTTCCTAGAGAGCGTCAGGCGCTGCAAGAGGCGCGGCGATCAGGGCCGGAGCATCGGCCTGTACCAACTCATGTCTGGACGCGCGTGGCGTGGGCACAGGGCGGCGGACATCTGCGCCGACGATCACTTGCAGGCTCGGCTTGCTCTCCAGGTGCTCCAAGGCGCGCGTGCGCAGTGCCGGACCTGTGCTCTCACGTTCGTTTTGCGACAGTACGCGAGCGGCGACGGTGGCAAGTCGACGCCAGCGGCCACGAGGCTCGCGGCGATGTTCGCGCTCGCCGCTTCGCGCACGGGGCTCGACGTCGCCGTGTTCTCGCCCGACGCGCCGCCGAGGTGGAATTGAGCTCGCCGCCCCGAATCTCTCTCCGCGCGCACGTGAGAGGCAACACCCACGGCGACATCGCCGACGGGCTCGAGGCGCTCGCGGCGGAGGTGCGTCGCGGGATGCTCCGCTCCAATGCGGGCGCCGCGCGTTGGTCAGCCTCGAGCTGGGCCGAGGTGGACGAGTCGATCCCGGTGGTGCCGGAGAGCATCGGAACGTGACCACCTCCCGCCCGCCCGCGATCTGCGCCGAGTGCTGCGCGCCCGCCGTGGTCGTGGACGAGCCGCCGGCGTCGATGCGCGCGATCCCGGATCCGTACTGCGCACGACACACCCCGAAGCGCCCGCCCGAGACCTGGACGCGGATCCGCCTGACCGACAACCGCACCGAGCACCGAACGAGGAGCAGTGAGCATGAGTGACACCGACCCGCCTGACACGATGCCTGCGCCTGTGCCGGTGACAACCATTACCGACTTTTTCGCTCGGGATCGGGTCGTTGACGCCGCGCGCTCCGCGATCGGTCTGGAGTGGCCGGACCCGAATTACGGTCTCTGGTGCATGCCGCTGGGCTTGTACCCCGACGCCTCCCGTCAGGGCGACGCGCGGACCCTGTGGACGTGTCTCCAGCACGTGCTCGCTGTGCTTCGGACCGCGGGCGTCACCGCGGCCGAGCTCCAGCGCCACCTCGACGGAAACGGGGGGATGCTCGCCGGATGGATCGAGGCGATCGGCGAGCGCGCGGGTGCCATCGTCCCGCTCGACGACGCGCTCGAACTCGAGCCGGCGGATCTTGTGCTGATCGGCGGACCTGCGGGCGGCGGCGCTCTCCACGGGCTCGTCGTCACGGACCTGGACGGCGAGACGGTCGTCAGCAGTGACGGGGGCCAGGTCGACCCGCATGACGGATCTCGCCATTGCATCGCCCAGCGCCGCCGCGTCCTCGCTCGCAAGGGCTCCGCATGGTGGCTCTGCGACGTAGACGGCCAGCACAGCCCCCAGCAGCCCGGCACGGGGCGTGGCGTGTACCGCGTGATCCGCGGCGCCTCCCTCCCGGTCGCCGCGTGACCTGCCACTGCGACGACCTCCCCGTCGCGTGCGCCGCCTGCATCCGCCGCTTCATCCACGAAATCGAATTCATCCTCCAGGAGCTCCACATGACCCAGCCCGGTCCGACCGTCGTCGTTACCCCTGCCGCGCCCTCCCTCTCCGATCTCTTCGCCGGCATCTCGTCCGCCCTCGACGCCGAGCGCACGACCGCCCAGGCGGCCAAGGACGCCTCGGCGCAGGCATCGACCGCCATCGCGACCGCGCAGGCCGCTCTCCAGACCGCCCAGGACCAGCATGACGCTGCGGTCAAGGCGGCAACCGACAGTGAGGCGGCCACGATCGCGGCTGCGGCCAAGGCGCGCGCGGACCTCGATGCGTCGATGGCGGCGCTGCAGGCGTTCGTCGCGGCGGCGGAAGCGGCGCCCTGATGCTCACCGTCCTCCTGCTCCTCGCCGCCGCCGCCTTCGTCCTCACGCTCGTCTCGGCCGCGGGGAAGTGTCCGCTCTGGGTCCCCGTGCTTCTCTGCACCCTCGTGCTCCTGCTGGAGCGGATGCCGCTGGGGCGGTAGCCACCGCGATCTCAAGCCGGCGAACCTGCTCCGGCGCCATGTACGCCGATGCCCCGCGCGCTCACCCGAGCCGCGGGGCTTTCGCCGTTTGTCGCGCCGGCGGCGGCACCACGAGCCTCATCATCGCCGCCCCGCCCTCGGTCCTCGCTGCGCATGGATCGCGAGCGGAGGGCGGGCAACGGAAGGGCGGACGCCGGTCTGTCTCAGGCGAGAATGGCGGAGCACGGCGCGGACCGATGCGAATACGCGGCCTCCAACACGCGCACCTCGCGCATGGTGAGCCGGCGATCGAACGCGAGCCCGCCGGTCGACCACGGCCCATCCGGGAGCGGCCTCGCCTCGACCAGAAGCCGCGCCAGGATCTCGACGTCGGTCTCGCAGCACGCGCCAGTGTCGATGACCATCACGCCTTCTCCGCCGCATCGGCCATGGCGCGGAGCTTGGCCACAGTCTCGTCGCCGACGAGGCCGTCGACCATGTCCGCCGCCTCCCGCAGCCCGCGGACGTAGCCGGCGCGGTCACCCACGAGACGAGCCGCGTGGCCCCACGGGCACTCACAGACGGCGCACCCGCACTCTGGACACGTCGGGTGAACGGGACACTCGGAGTCGCCCTCTTCGTGGGTGCAGACGCAGCCCACGGGGCGCTTGTATTCGACGTCGCTCATCTCCCAGGCTCCTTCCCGCCGTCTCTCGTCACGAACGCCTCAATCTCGTCCAGCAGCGTCAGGTCACCTCCCGGCGGCTCACACTGCGGTGCGCGAGCGTAGACCACCACGCGGGCCAGAAGCGCAGTCGCGACGCCAAGCGGGTCGCGAAACGGTGGCCCCTTCGACGCCTTCCCGATGGCGTCCGGCGTGAGCAGAGCGCGGAGGCGGCGCGCGTCAGCGGATGCTCGAAGCGCCTCGTCGATGTGGTGCTGTTCGTAGTCGGTTGGCTCGTCGGCTCGCGGCCTGTTGCCCTCCGACTCCGCAACGTAGCCTCGGTGCGTCGTCGCGGTGTCATCGAACAGCCGCGCCGCTTCCTCGATAGCCTCAGCGCGTTCGGCTCGGAGCGCGGCGGCGATGGCGCCACACTCCCGCGACACCTGCTCCCGCACCGTTTCGCGTCGGCCCTGCGACGTGGAGCCGATGGGCGCGATGGCGCTGACGATGCGCTCGGTGAGGGCGTCGGCCTGCTCATCGAAGCGGTCTCGCTGGCTCGTCGCCATCTCGGGACAGTCTGCAACCTGGCACAGCGTCTTGAACGCACCAACCGCATAGCAGCGCCGACAACGACGCGCGCTCACGTCTTGCTCCCGAGCAGGGCGCGGAGACTGGACGCAATCGCGGGCCGACCGTCGCTCTCCAGAATCTGACACGCCTGCGCCAGTGTGGTCCGCAGCGCGTTGCGTTCGATGTCTCCCCGAATCGCCCCCTCCGCATACGCGGCGCATCGCTTCTCTGAATCCGCCAGCGCGGCCCGCAGCGCCTCGACCTCGGCGTCGCGGGAGGAGGCGCCTGCGGCATGGGCGGCGGTGAGGGCGCGAACCAGTGGACGCTGGAAGCATTGTGCCCGGTACGTCGCGCCGACTTCGGGACCTTCCTCGATCGCGGTGTGCACAACGGTGTCGCCACCGTTCGGCGATTCGCGCTGTAGGTACACCGCCCATCGATTGGGATCCTCACTCGCGACGCGACCGATGAACGGCGCGCACCGAGCCGCGTATACCAGCCGTTCCGCCTCGGCGCGCGGGTCGAAGCCGCTCACGGCGTCCCGGCTTTCGGGGTGGCGTAGTGGAGCGCAATACCCTCTTCCGTGGGCTCCGCGATCACGCCGACGCGCACGAGTCCGAGCGAACGGAGTCGCAAGAAGGTGGGCAGATCGCCGAGGAGCACACGCGGCGTCTCTGCGTTGCGGCCGCGCTTCACTTGCTTCTCGAATCGAGGCACCAGATCGGCCAGCGCCGCCTGTTCATGCTTCGTGAGAGGGCGCCGCTTACTTGCCATCGCTCTTCTCCGCTTTCGGCAGTCGGCACACGAGCGGGCATGACGGGTCGTGCGTGTAGCGAATGCCGTCCATGCCGTAGTCGCAGAAGTGGCATCCCGCGGTGTCGCTGGTCCAGTCGAGCGCGGCTTGCAACACAAGCTCGGCGCGTCGTTCACGTGTCGTTGCCATCTCTCTCCTCCTCCGCTTTTGTCCCGTCCGCCGCGTCGAGGGCGGCGAGGGCTTCTCCAATCGGATCCGTGAACGTCGGCGCCGTCGTGGTCGTGCACGCGAGCAGACAGGGAGACACCGGCCAGTCACCCTTTGGTGATTTGTCGAAGCTGCCGGCCGTCCATCGGAACGGCTTGTGATGGGTGCGGACCGCCGTCACCACCGCCTCCAGCTTCGCGATGCGCTCGGCCCCGTCGCGGTTCGCGGCGAGGAGATCGCGCTCGCGGATCGTCAGGAGCACGCGCTCCGTCTCCGCCGCCTCCAGCGCGTCGCAGAGCGCGGGGACTCCGGCACGAGCCCAGGCGATGAAGGCGGCGTCGGCGAGCACCTGCGGCGATGCGAAGGAAGGCGAGACCGCGATCGTGTCTTCCGTGAAGGCGCAATGCACGCCGACCTTTTCGTACCGTCCGCCGGGTAGGTGGTGAAACTCATGCCACGGACCGGGCGTCGCCTTCGCCGCCAGCTCGCGGGCCGTGGCGATGAGGGTGGCGAAACTCTGTTTATACATGGCACTTCTCCGACTTGACAGGGACTGTCAGGGCCGCATCCATCGTCCACCCGTGCTTGATTCGGTATCGCACAACAGAAGGCTTGATGCCCATCTCCCTTGCCGCTTGAGCCAGGGGTCGCCGTTCACCCATGAATATGACGAATGTGGTTTTCCTGGTATTGTTACCCTGTTCGACCCTTGTCGCCCACCGACAGTTGCCTAGTTCATAATTGCCGTCGTTGTCGATGCGATCGATGGAGTGGTCGCGCGACGGGCGATGTCCCATGTCAGTAATGAATGTGGAGAAAGACTCGCGCCATCGCTGGCAGATCGTTATTCCGCGGGCACCGTACAGCGGGTACGAGCGATCGTTCGGATCGTAACAACGTCTCTTAATCCCGCGCCACACGCCATACTCGTTCCCGCGCCAGCCTCCCGATCTCTTTCCTGCGGTGGCCCCATGCTTTGTTCTAATTGCAATGTTGAAATCACGAAGCAAGCACCCGCATGACTTCGTCTTACCGCACCTCAGTTGGGAGCCTGTGACCGTTGTGGTTTTCCCGCATACGCATGTACAGACCCAGGCTCGTCTGTCCTTATGAGGTGCTGCCCGAACCACGGTGAGCCTACCGAACACGAGGCCTATCATTGGGATGGCGTCCCTGTTCGCGTTAGAAACGAGACTCACCTCCGCACCCTCGGCGCCGGCTTCGGCATCGGGGCCGGAGCGAACAGCGCGTCGAGGCGCGGGCGGAGATGCGCCGGGACGAACGTCTCGTGGTCGACAGGGCGCGGGGCGGCCTTGGGTGGACGGCCGCGCGAGGGGTTGGGATTGAGGTCGTGCAAAATCGTCATCGTGCTTCCTTCGGCTTGGGTTGCGTTGTCCACACCAACAGATCACGCGCGTTGAACGGCGCGCCGGGGTAGTCGCCCCAGATCGAATCGATCGCGACGCCGCGAGCCTCGGCCCAGGACTCCGCGTGCACCGTGCCGCTGCAGGTGACCGTGCGCAGGCGCTCCTGGCCGTCGACGAGCACCGGGAGCTCGGCTGCGTAGGTCCAGTGCCAGGTTCTCATGGCGCCAACTCACCCGCGCATGCGGCGCCGAGCTTCCTGAGAATGCCGGCGAGCACGGTCCGATGGCAGCGCGCTGGGTCAGTGCAGTAGCAGGTGAGCACGACGCGAGGACGGGAGAGCAGATCCGACCACGACTGCGTGTTTTGGACGTACGAGAGGCGCATCTCGGCGGTGTACGCGAGGACGTAATCGGTCCAGTCGTTGTCCATTAGCGTGCCGCGTCGCCGCTTTTCCAGGTACGGGCCAAGCAGCGTCCACGACGGCGCGAACGCCCTGACGCCGCTTTTGGCGGTGATGTCGAAGGCATCCGGGTCGCGGATCGAAGTCCGCGCTGTGTGGACAACGAGAGTCATCCCGCAGCCCTCCCCCGCTCCGTCCGCAGCAAGTGCAGCCATAGGTCCCCCACGCTCGCGAATCGCCGCGCGTCGGGCAAAAGCAAGATGCTCGGCAGGAGCACATCCGGAGCCGTGGGCGCCGCGAGTAGCGGAACGCCTCGGCCGAGCGCGTAGCCGGCCTCCAGGAACGACCCAACGCGCCCGGACGGAGGTCCGTAGAGGAGCGCGACGGTGGTGGCCTGGTGGAGCTCTTGGAAGCAACGGGCGGCGAGGGCGCGCTGGTCGCGTTGGAGCATGGCGGCCTCGTCGGCGATCGTCGGGTTCGCGTCGTGCCACGATGAGCAACAGTCGATGCTGTGCCGGCGAAGATCGGCGGCGAGATGCGCGGCGATCGGGGCGAGGGGGAGTGCGGCGGCGAGGTAGATCATTGAGCGAGCTTCTGTTGCTTGGGTTGGGTCACGATTGCTTCAGCCTCGGCGTGTGAGATGCGGCACCCATCGGCAACGATGGCGACGCGCTCTCCGTGCTCGGCGCAGAGGTGATCCGTGTACGCGCGAGGGCGTCCACAGGGCTGCGCTGAGCACGGGAGAGCGGCGGCGGGCATCAGAAGCCGGGCGGGAAGTCGTTGTCGTCGCCGTATCCAAGATCGTCACCAGCGGGTGCGGGCCTGCCTCCGCCGCCCTTGCTGCCAGCTAGCAGCACGTTCGTGGCGTTGACCTCCGTCGAGTAGTGCTTCTGCCCTTCCTTCTCGTAGCTCGATGTGCGCAGCGAGCCCTCCACGAAGACGGACGACCCCTTCGTCAGGATTCGGCTCAGCGCCTCGCCGCGTTTCCCCCAGATCGTCACGCGGTGCCACTCGGTGCGCTCCTGCCATGCCTTGTTCGCGTCCAGGTAGCGCTCCGTTGTCGCCATGCGGATCTTGAGCACGGCTGTACCACCTTGCGTCGTGCGTAGTTCCGGATCGGCGCCAATGTTTCCGAACAGCATCACCCTGTTGAGTCCCTCAGACATGTGCATCTCCTTCGGCGAGCCACTCCGGCATCGCGCTTCCAATCTGTTCCTTCCGCGCGAGATTCGCGGGGCAGGTCTTGCGTAGCGGGCACCACTTCTCGTCGCACCATGGGCCGGGCGTTGGGCCTGCTTCGGGCAGGCGATCCATCAGCCCCCGAAGCCGGTGCATGTGCGCGTCGAGTTCCATCTCATCGAGGTTGTGCGGCTGTCCCTCGGGCTCTTCCGCGGCACGGTCGCCGCCGAGAAACAGGAGCGACACGTCAGCGTTGGGGACGCCGTGGTACAGCGACGCCGCGAGCCCCACGGTGCGGAGCTGTTCGTTGACCTCCACGCGCTCGACGAAATTCGGATTCCCGGTTTTCCAATCCCAGGCACGCACGCGGTCCGACAGCACGAGATCGCCGTCCGCGGTGCCAGGGATCTGCATCGGGCCGACGTCGCCGTACTCGCGCTCGCCCAACGTCGTGATGACGGTCGCCGTTCGCGCGCCAAGGTCGAGCAGGTACTTCGTCTCGGATCGGATCGGCGGCTGTCTGATGCCAACCCACCAGTCGTGCCACCTGCGAAACATCGCCTTCGCGTCGCGCTCGGCGGCGGGTGGTAGATCAATGCACACGCCTTCGCCGCGCAACGTCCCCTCAATGAGCTTGTGCGCGCCCTGCCCGATCTTGGCGGATCGGCTCGTGGGCTTCTCCGGCACGTCGACATCCGCACGAAACGGATACGAGCACCGGAGAGCCAGGCTCACCCCTGACATCGTGAGCCGATGGGCCTTCACGCCGCGGACTCCGCTGCCGGCTTGGCGACGAGCGCGGCTTTGCGGGCTCGGTAGGCGTCGACGATGCGCTTGTCGTCCGGGCAGCCTCGGCCCAGCGCGTCGCGCATCTTCCCGAGCTTGTCGGCCATGCCGTCGAGCGCGTCGACCGTCGGAGCGTCTGCGATGGCCGCGAGCGCGGCGTCGAGCACGAGGTTGGGCTCGTGCTGCGGAGCCGGGGCGGGCTCGGTCTGCGCGGGGCGTGACGCGGGCGACGGGGCCTTCTCGGCGCCGTCGTCGAGCCACGCCAGGAGCGGCGTCGCCACGTTCGCACCGGGCTTGTCGAACTCCTTCCCGGCGAGCGCGGAGCAACGCGACTTGGTGACAATGAACAGGTTGTCCTGCGTCATGTCGCCAACGACGTCGAACTCGTACTCCAGCCCGTCACGCTGAACGGGGGCCATGCCCACCTTGCGGATCGTGGTCTTGCCGGTGCGCTCGTCCTTTTCCTGGACGTACTCCATCTTGCTGCGCATCGTCACGAGCAAGTGTGCCTTGCAGGCGACCATCGCTTCGACCATCGCGGTCTGCTTCGGAGTGACGTCGCCCCATGCGTTGAATCCGTTTCCGCCGCGCTTCTTCACTCGGTCGACCATCTCGAGCGCGCCGTCCTTGCCCATCCAGGCGTGCGAGAGCGAATCGATGACGATGACGTCGTAGCCAGCTTGCTCCGCGGCGTGGATGGCGGCGACGTAGGTGTCCGGCGAGAACGAGTCGAGTTCCAATACGTCGAACGAGAAGTCGCTTGCATACTTCCGCGCGCTCCCGTGCTCGGTGTCGATGACGGCCATGCGCTGACCGAGTCGAGACCCAACCGCCAGCGCGCTGTACGTTTTGCCGGCGCCCGCGGGGCCGAGGAACGCGACCCGCGCCTTGAGCTTCTCTTTCGTTGCTTTCTTGAATGTGAATGCGGCCATTGTCTACTCCTGTTGTGAGCCTTCGTTGCTCGTGAATCTGTCGCTCTCCCCGCAGCACGCCGCGCAGCACGGACCGTCCGTGTCGCTGGCCACCGCGGGTTCTCCGCACCGGCACCATTCGGTTTCGTCGCGGGACATCTCGTGGTCGAAGGCGCGCAGGCACTCCCCACCCGGCTCGCACCAGGGCGTGACCGGAATGCCGTCCACGTCGATCGCGTCGGCGAGCTCGCGCACCTCGGCGACCACCCTGGCCACGCGGATCGCGTCGTAGATCGCGAGATCGTCGGCGTTGTGCGTGTGCGAGACCTTGGCGAACGCGTCGCTCTCGGCCGCGCGGAGGCGGGCGGAGAGGGTCACGACTCGTCCTCGTCGCTCGTGAACCGCGCGAGAAACATCTCATTGGACGGCAGGTCGTCGAGCGACCACGCGGCGGAGAGCTTGACCGGGAAGTACTCGCCGCCGGGCTTGTCGACCGGCGCATCGGCGAACCGCTCTCCGGTCGGCACAGGCTTCCTGTTGAAGCCCTCAAAAACCTCCAGCGATGCCTTGTCCAGGTCGACGACGTAGGCCCATTCGCAGAACAGCGAATCGCCTGCGAACGAGATCTGGTCCGCCAGCACCACCGGTCCCGCCGACGTGCGGATCCTCTCCAGGATCGTGGCGCCGTGGTCTCGATCGCAGAACGGGAGATCCTTGAGCGTCTTGCCTTCGGCCTCACCGTCCGCGAGGAATCGGCAGCGCGACAGGTGCGCCTCCGCGAACGTCTTACGGCCCTCCGGCGTAGACAATCGCAGGCGGCAGAAGCCGAGGACGGTCATGCCCTGTGCGCCGGGGTACCCGTCCCACTGTCCATACTGCGCGACCTTGTAAGCGCCGCCGGAGTACACCGCGATCAGATGTCGTGTGCCCATGTCTCCCTCACTCCGCGGCTTTCGCCGCCTCCGCAGTCGCCTTCTCGATCCGATCCATCGCGTCGAGCGCGACCGACGTGGCGCTGATCTCCGCGCCGGACATAGACCACGCGAGGTACGTCTCCAGGCCGCCGGCCTCGATGAGCCGCGCGATCCACATCTCGTGCGTCTCCGTGGCCGCATCCCGGCGCGGGGCGAGCGCGACGGCCTCCCTGTGGAGCAGCGTGTTCCGGCGCTGAGCCTCTCCGTGTCGCTGAATCAATTCGGATCGGGTCATCATCGGTTTCTCCTCCTCCAGGCTCCGCGTGGAGCCGCAGCTGTCACAGGTGGCGAATCGCTCGCCGAGGTAGTCGTGGGGGCGCAGGGAGAGGGCGCCGGGGCAGGCGGGGATGGGGCAGCGTTGGGCGGTCATGCGGTGCCCTCTGCTTCCTCGGGTTCGTCCTCGCCGAGCAGCCCGAGCAGCGCCTGCCAGAGGCACACGGAGCACAGGATCGCTCCGTCCTTCGCGGTGAGAGGGTCCTTGCCTGAGCGCTCACACATCGAGACCCAGCGCTCCATCGCACCGGCGTCGAGCGTGTCCTTGCAGATCTTGCAGTAGGCGGAGAGCTTCACGCGCGCCCCGCATCTCTGAGCGCCGCCAGGTACGCCTCAGGGTCGCGCTCGTCGAGCGTCGCGACCGCCCACTGGCGCGCGTAGTAGGCGTGCTCTTCGGCGCGGCGATCGGCGCACGCCGCGCACTCGAATCCGTCCTCGCCGGCCGTGCAGCCGGTGACGTCCATGTTGCAGGCGCTCACGACGCCCTCCGCTTCGCGTCCGCCGCCTCAGCCGTCGCGATGACCGCACGCCGCGCCACCCGCTCCAGCGCGTCGTACGCCGGGTGATTCGTCGCGATCGCCGGCGTCGTGTCGAAGTCCAGGCCGTAGTCGGTCAGCCACGCGCGGATTTCGTACGTCGTGCCGTCGATCTCCGCGGTGAGCGTCGTGTGGTGGCGCTCGGGCGGGAGGAGCGGACAGGGGCGCTCGGGGCGGAGGGCTCGGCGGGTCACGACGCACCTCCGTCGCAGCACGGCGAGCACTCCGCCCACTCGCCGCAGTCGGGGCACGGGCGTCGGAGACACGCGCGGCACATCCCGTCCACCACGGACCCGACCTCCCGGCAGAGCGGACACGTCGCGTCGCGGTGGTCGGCGAGGTCCTGCGCGAATTGCTCCGGGCTCGGACGGCGGGTGTAGACGACGCCGGGCATGGCGGGGTCGGACCAGATCACGACCGGGCTCCAATCTCGCTCGCGACCGTCGCGTCCGGCCGCATCCGCGCCTTGGCCAGCGCCGCGGCTCCGGCCTCGCTGTAGCGCTGCGAGTCCAGGATCTGGTCGTTGATCTCGCGGCCGGCTGCCTGGCGACGCTCGGCGATGTCCTCGGGCGCCACGGCGAACGCCTCCGGGTACGCGTCGACCTCCATGTCCACGCATTCGCAGGCGCCGATCTCCACCGACGCGCCGCGGGTGAGGGCGCAGTGAAGGCAGCAGACGCGGCTTGCGCAGCGGAGGCAGAGGCACTCGTCACCGGCGAAGTCCGCGGTGGTGAGGTCCGCGGGCCGGGCACAGGTGAGGAGGCCGCAGGGGGTGGGTTCGTGGCTCATGATCTGTTCTCCGAGAAGGCGGAGACAGATGTATTCGCGAATACGGATGTTGTCAATATGGACGCGTCGATTCCTCGTGACCATGACCGGGTATGTCCGCCCCTGGCCCATTCGGCCGCATCCAGGCGTACGCGCCAGCTAACATCGAAGCATGACGAACGTTGGGGAGGCGGCGGTGTACGCGAGGGGCGTCGTCCGAGCGTTGGGCTTCGGCAACGATGGCTCCCCGCTGGTGCTCGCGCTCATCGAGCGCGCCATGGGGCGCGACGCGATTCACGAGGTGCCGAGGTTGGCCTCTGCACGAAAGGAAGGTGCCGTCTTCTTTCGCGTCGGGGGACGGTGGCGCGTGGCAGTTCGTAGGGAACTTCCGGACGACCGCGCGCACTGGTCACTCGCGCTTGTTCTCGCACGGTGGTGCCTCGCACAGGACGGCGTGTCGGCGGATGATGCACGACGGTATCGGGCTCTCGTCGCTTCTGCGCTCATGCTCCCCCCGTGTGCCATGCGTTCGGCGATTCGTGACCGCGATCCGTTCGGGGTGTCGCGCTCTCTCGTTGTTCCAGTCGCGTCCACGTTGCTACGTCGCGCCGAGCTCGCGGACGTTCCGACGTTGGTCGTCAGGCCAGGCGCCTACGCGAGGGTGAGAGGTGACGCCGAAGGTAGGTTGCCGCGCGATCTCGCGACCGCGGAGGCGTGGGCGTTCGGACCTCGCGTGCTTCGCACGAAGCGATGGATCATCCCCGGCGAAGCCGAACGCGCGGTGGAACTACCTCTGGCGGCGTTACCGTTTCTTGGCGCTCTTCGGTTGCTCCTGGGCAGCAGGAATGGCTCGTGGGATTCGACGACGATTCTTGGCGGAGATGCTCGCGGGAGCGTTCTTGTGGTCGTCCGGCGCAACGGTTGTCTGCGGCAGTGCACCCGCCGCCTCTTCCCAGCCATCCGCGAACGCAGCCTGCTTCGCGCGTCGTTCGCTAAGCCAGAGGTAGAGCATTGCGGTGGCCGACTTCGGCGTGTCTATGCCGTCGAAGCTCTGGTCGCCCTGGAGGAAGTTGATCCTTTCCAGCTCCGACATCTTCTTTTCCTCGACAGCCCAGTTGGCCGCCTCCTTGGCTAGTCGATACCGCGCATCCGTCGTTCGTGGAGGGGCGACCGGGGTGACGACCTCGCTGGTTCCATCCGGCAGGTCGACAACGACATCGCGACCGCTCGACAGCCACGCGATCGAGACGCCAGCCGCCGTCGCGAGCTGCACCATCTCGTCGGAGCCAATGCCTGTCTGCGTGCCGCTTCTGAGCTTCGACATCGTGGCGCCTAGGTACGTCTCCTTGTCTTTGCCGAACGCCTTCGCCGACCACGCGCGACCGCTCGGAACGAGCTTCTGCTTGATGACGTAGCTGAGCCTGTCGAGGAGCAGCGGGATGTGCGGGAGCGGCGGCACATCGAGAGCATGCCCGCACCAGCTACGGCCGTCGTCGGAATCGTACTTGACTGCGACCGTATTCGCGCATACCCCTGTAGTCGAAACCATGGCTACCTCCACGGCGCTCGGCCGTCGTCTCAAGCAAGCTCGCAAGCTCGCCGGTCTCACGTGTCGTGGTCTCGATCGGGCCTCTGGTCTGACCGAGGGTCACTGCAACTTGATCGAAAACGGGGAGCGAAAGCACCCGTCGGGCACAACGGTGGTGGCGCTGGCAAAGGCGCTCGGCATCACGTCGGAATGGTTGCTCGACGGCACCGGCGCGCCGCCAGTGGCAACGAGTGGCGAGGCGAAGGGTGCCGCGTGAGCGCCGACGCTAAACCCACGATGCCGGTAGCCGTGCGCTCTGGCACGCGCGAGGTCATCGGCGGGATCACGCTCGACGCCTACGTGCTCGACGACGGTCGACGTGTTCTTTCGCAAGCCGGGATGGAGAGGGCGCTCGGTGCCGGAAAGCGCTCCTTCGGCCGCGTGCTCGCTAGATTGGGCAAAGAAAACAGCGCGTTGCCCTCTGTGCCGGTTTTTACGTTTCGCCTCGCCAGCGGAGCCCACGCCAACGGTTACGAGGCGTCTGCACTGGTCGACATCTGTCAGGCGTTTCAGGCGGCGTTCCTTGCTGGCACGCTTCACGCGTCTCAGGAGCCGATCGCCCGCGCTGCGATGGCGCTCCTCGCCGGTTTCGCGAAACTCGGCATCGACGCGTGGGTCGACGAGACGACCGGCTACCAGAAGTACCGCGACGGCACGGAGTTGGGCCGCCGGCTCACGGCATACATCCGCGCAGAGATGTCGGCGTGGCACCTCACGTTCAAGCCCACTCTCGTGAAGGCACTCTGTCGTGTCTACGGCGAGACCTATGAGGGTGGTGCGCACCCGCCGTTCCTCAAGTCGGTGAACGACAAGATCTACCGATACGTCCTCGGCGATGAAGTGAAAGACGAAGTGAAGCTTCGTAATCCCGAACCGAGACACGGACAGAACCACCACCAATTGTTGCAGGATCCTGTCAAGCGAATGCTCGATTCCGAGTTGCGCATCGTCGAGACGTTGGCCCGCCAGAGCAGCAACAAGGACGAGTTCTGGAAGCGGATGGATTCGCACTACCGAGGACTCCCGTTCCAGACGGGATGGGCCTGAGTGGCCCCCCCCCCCCCCCCCCGCGCCGCCGGGCCCCCAAGCCCCCCCCCCCCCCC